TCTTTCGGTTTAAGGTCAGTAAGGTATGACCAGACCCGACGAAATAGATTGGTGCCGTCCCCGGGAAGGATCAGGCTTCCCCGCGGCCGAACATCCTGATCCAGACGGCATAAATTCATGGTTCTTGAATGGTTAGACGACTAGGTAGCCCGCTGCATTCGCCGCCTTGTATGCGTCGAGTTCGGAGTCCTGCAGCCCGCCAAGCTTTTCGTCAGTATCGCGGGCTATTGCTACCCAGTATCCGGTCGAGTCTTTACAGACGATCGCTTTTTTTTCTTTCTCTCTTGTTTCCATGTTGATCCTTTTACTACTCTAGCGTTTGGCAAAGCTCTAAATTTTTCAGCCTGTCTCAAGGCCTCCATCGCTTGGCTTCGGGACTCGAAGCGACGAGCTGATTCCACTTTAGTTGTCCGGCCCGGATCGCCCTTCCATGGAGCCAGCCAACACTCGCGGTCAATCTTCACAATATATAGCTCCCCCTGGGCTTCACATTCTGACCACCATGTTTTGCATTTCTTGCAAAACGACCTGCCTATCAACTGTGTGCCACACTGATGACACTGGTTCCCTGTTCCATGCTGCATAAATCAATGCCTTTTAAACATCCAATACTTGTCGTGCTTGAACTCATCGACATGCTGTTTCCAGCGCTCAACGACATCCGGCCCATCGCATGTCTGACACACTAGCGGATTACCTCCATATCCAGACAAATCGTTCGTGTATTGCCACCGTGCTACATCCCCTTCCACAAACCGATGACCGCATAGCCCGCACCTAAAATGCCCTGGCGACCCTCTCCATGATTTGAGAGTATCGGCCCTCGTAACAACCCAAGGTTTTTGATCAGTAAACATGACGAGCACCTATCAGGCTTATCAACTGTGTGCCGCACTGATGACACTGAATGCTATCTCTTGGGAATGAGTCACTCATTAAGGAATCCTTAATAGCTGGCTATGAGTTCGGCGGCTCGGGTAGGGGCATCCAATGCGTTGCTGAACCATGGCAGCTCAGGCTTGATACTCCAACACTGTTGCGTTCGTAACCCCATGAATAATTCGAAACCTCTGTTTCTCCGTTGGGGTGTCCTGGTGTTGGCGGAGACCAAAGCAAGACAGGCTTCTTATGCGGTGGCGGGTTTTCGGATACACTGAACCATGAGTTCATGGCTTGTTCTCCTCTGGTTCTGGCGACACTGTGAAGCTTGGCTGCACCGCTGGTTGATTATCGACATACATCTGATCCCACTGCCCCGGTGTGAGATGAGCGTTTCCGCATCGCCCAATGTTCACAGCTCGACTCACGGCAGGGAACAGGCAGAACAGGTCGTGCTTCTTCAGGACATCGTTAATAGAATAGTCCCACCCCATGTGGTTAAGCTCTCGGTTTCTTGCGAACCAGTCGATCCACGAGCTGTGCGTGGTCATGAACGCCCCGGCATAAAACCATCTCAAGACTTCAAGGACATCGTCTTTGCATGAGGGCCTGTTGGCACAGGAGAGGCACAGACTAAGGCATGCGCCAGGATCCTTGCCGTCCATCTTGGCGCCGTCCCTGATCTGTTGCAGCCACCATTCGCAGAGCGACAGGGCATCCGGCGTCACAGCGAAATCATCACAAAGAAACAGGTTGGCATTGGAGTGGAATCGTCCGTATGCCAGGTCATGCAGCCTATAGACAGCTTCATCTGGGGTGGGGCAGTCCTCGATAACGATGGACACATCAAGCTCGGGGTCTCGCACCAGGGCTTCGGTCATCACAGAAGACCAGGTCCTGCGATCTTGCAACACTATGAGTTTCCATTGCCCAATGCCGGGACATGCCTTCAAGCTTTCGATGCAATGCCAGAAGTATGGCAGCCTATTCGTTGTTGGTATCGTAATTGTCTTCATCCATTTTCTATGAACTCCTTATTGGTTGCGTCTTCCGGTATTTCGTGCAGCCTAACCTCATTAAGCCTTTGCTCGGAAAACCATCTGGGCGTGCTATGCGTGCCCGTGGATCCGTAGAACAGCACTCGGTTGACTATTGTGTGAACCCTGGCATACCCGAATTTTTTGAGAGCTAGTTCGCACACCCCATCCTGGCCTGTCGGAGGGTGCCAGTCTGTCCGGCAGAAGCGTTGGCGCACATTATAAACCACGGGGAAATTAGTTGGGTTGGTAGTGAAGTCAGCCGACATGGCTTTCATCCACTTTTGGATAGCCACTGCGTCCCTCTTCATGTAAGGACGATTGACTAAGTATCTGTCCATGTATTCATAGACCATCGGGTAGATGTCCGTCCATGCCTTCTTGGTCATCAGGTAGTTTGTCCATGGTGCACAGATATCTCCTGCGTGCCGGAACTTATCCTTCTTCTCGGCTTCCGGCAGGCGACAGTTGATGGAGCTGCCGACGCATCCCACCTGGTAGCCCTTGGCTTCGCACCAGTTCATCAAGTTGGTCATCACTGTGAAGTAGTGTGTGGCTAGCTCCACGTCGTCCTCTATCAGGAAGACCCTGTCGTAACCCTTATCGAAAACCTCGCGCCTTGCTTCAATAAGGTTGACGCCAAGCCCCCAGTGTCCCGGCCTAGTGACTACGGTTTTATCAGCTTTGAGCTCTGAGGCGATTGCCCTATTTTGACTGACCCTTGAGTTGGCGCCGGCATCAAGGTAGACAAAGACATGATATTCCTTTGACCGGATTTGAGGGCACCTAGCCATGGACTGCAGTGTCCTTCGAAAATAGTTGGGCCTATCGTAGGCCGCTACTATGACAGCGGTCTTCATTTCAGTAGGTTGTAAAGGTCATTGATGTGTGCGTGCCACTGGTGTTCTCTCATGTATGGCATCCGGAAAGCATCTTCGAGCTGCGCTACAAGTTGCTCTTCCGTTTCATGTTTGAATACTGACGAGCACGAGGGCGCATCCACAAAGTGGCGGACGTTTGACAGGAACACTGGCTTGTGAGTAGCCAGCGCGGCAGCTAGTGACGATGGCCAACAGATTGCATCAGCCTCGCAGTAACTAAGAATGACACCATCAGCTTGACGCAGATTGATCTCGAACTGCTGTGATGAAAGCCACTTAGTTATTTCAGTGTATTCAACACCAGCTTTTCTGCATGCTTCGCGGTTCCTGTCATGATTGTTCCTCCATGCTCCGAACCCAACAACCGTGGGTGCTTTATCCATGCATGGTGGTCTCAGGAAGGTTGCGTCTGGCACACGCGCTTTTAAGGCTTCGGTAAGGACGATCCTATACCGGAACTCCGTAATAAGATCAGGCAACAAGTTTTCAAAATGCTGGTCATGCAACACAATGGATGTTGCTTCGTAATACTCCATCACGCGCTCAATGTAGGGGAGTTCGCACGCCGTATGGTGGTATTGGATAAGGGCGTTGCCCGGGTTGCTGCCGGTGATCGTCCTGGTATCATCTGTTGTAAACCTGTCGTCCAATAGGATCCTGTTTGTGTATTCAGTTATACCGCCATGCCCTGTGATGTTTGATACTGCTATCATAGTGATTCAATTAGTTCGATGATGCTCTCTACTTCTGGGCTCCAGTTCGGTGCTGAGCAAAACTTTGCCTTGGTCTTCAGGGGGTTCCATGTTTCCCCATACCGAACCCTGAGATCATTAGGCCCCCATGTTACTGTCGGGCACTTTGAATGCAGGGCCAACACCATAGGCCCGGATGATGGGCCGACAATGCAGTGCGCTTTCCTGAGCCAAGCAACAGTGCCTTCCAGGGATAGCCCACGTTGGTCAAGTGACCGGCTATTCTCTGACCCCACGCAAATGGATTCAGTCTTACTGCCAACGGACACTGTTCCGAAGCCGTTACTGAAGGCCCACTCATAAAGCTGAGCCCACCGTCTTGTATCCCAATCCCTATAGCCAGTATTGTTCTTGTTGGTCTTCCTGGCGTGAAAGACTATCAACCGGTCTCTCTTTTCTTCGACCCCGAATGGAACGAACACCTGGTTCCTGAAGTATTGATACCCGATTGCGCTAGGACTGTGGTCGACTTTAAGGCGTGATGGTGTCCAGATCTTGGAGAATTGTGATTGATCCAGACCTATTGGAAGCAGCTCTTGGGTCACTCGATTTGCCCAGCAATCTCTGGCAGGTGATGGAAAGTGGTCTTGGTGGATGATCTGAGTAGCAAAGTCACGATACAGTATTTCATGCCCAGGTTCGCACAACACTGTTATCCCTTTAAGGTCAGGGGTGCGCTTAGCTCGCCACCTGAGGTGTCCCTGCCAGCACATGATCTCCCACCCGAGCTCGCCAATCCATGGCCCAGCCAGGGCTTTAAATGCATTACTCGTCTCGCTCACAAGCAAACGTCATTGAATGTTCACGCCCTATCTTAGACTCCATGGAGGTAATATCGAGAACACTGAATCCTTGCTGCCGGAACAGTTTGGCCCAACCTGGGGCAGTTGCGTAGATGAAGTGCTCGCCTGGCTTGAAGTGCTTCCATGCTTGCAGGATACAGGGGTTCATCCAAGACTTGGTTGGCAGGCAGGGCACGGTGGCTACAAACCGGTTGGGAACCATGCTCAAGACCGGCGTCAGATCCTGGAAGTGCTCAAGGCAATCAAAGAAACATACTAGCCCAAAGTAATCCAGACTTCTAGTTTCAGCAACGTTCAACCACCTGGAAGCAACGGCTTCGCGACACGCCTTATTGATGTCCCATGCATGCCAGCGGCCTGCTCCAGGTTGATTCATATTCCTGAGCGCAATGTCCTGGCGGACGATAGGTGCATACCCGCACCCGTAGTCCAGGATTTTGCAAGTGTCATTTGGTGCATACTTCAGGGCAAACCCCTTGCGGAATTCCATGAGCTTGTCTGCTATGGGTGAGCTTGCACGCTTCTCGTATTCCGCGAGGTAGCTGTCGTCGTATTGCTTGGGCTCGGTGTCGGCAATATTTCGCTGGGCTATGCACTCCTCGTTCAGGAATGAAAACTCCACTCCATTGACAATGATCAGCATTGTCTCTGGGCCGCCTTGCTTTTTAGGATCTATCCATGTTGAGCTCATAAAGGAAGGTGTCGGTCATTTGCTTTAGGTTGTCGATTGGCCTATGAATGAACTTCTTTGACTGGATTGCTGCGGGGTTCACCCATTTGTATTGCAGCTTAGGCAGGTGGCATGGCATACCCATCACTGTGGGGGTTCCTACAAGGGATCCGATAACCCCAATGCCAGAAGGGAAAGCTAGTAGTGCTTTCATTCGTCTGATTAGCTCGGTCACGTAGCCAATGTGTTGGCCTATCACTGGGATATGCGGTATGCGCCGCTCTTTGAGGCATCTGCAGATAACGTCAGTGTATGGCCTATCGAAGTCAGCACCAATGATAGCAATTGCCCCTGGCTTTAACTCCCTGTGGATTGCGACAGCAGATTCGCACCACTTCCTTGGATCGTTATGGCCCCAGTTGTTGTTGGGTCCAGACGATGAGTAGAGTCCAACGATGTTTTTGTATTTGCTTGCTACCTGGATTGCTTGTTGTGTCATTGCTTGGGGGATCTTCAGTGGCAGGGAGTAGCGAACAGGCACCGAAGGAAAAACGTCTCCGAGCTTGAAGTCGCCCTCAAGGAACCCATTAACCTCGATGGGGAAGGATGTCCCTTTGAATAGCCTGGGGTCAGCGTAATAAGGGATTCGATAAATCCGCAACCACGCAAACCTCAGTGTCGTGAGCTCAGCTTTGATAACCCCAGGTAGCAAGTCCACAAATGGGACAGCACGCGGAGGCCCGCCGCCACACACTTGAACCGTAACATCACCGAAGTCTTCCGGCAATCGTTGCCATACCCAGGCTATGTCTCCAATGCCTGGTGGAACTATAAGATTGGTGGTGGCGTTGCTTTGTTCCCTGCTATTGGTCTTGCGAGTTATCAGATATGCCTCACTGTAAACCTCTTTGACTTCCTGGATATCCCAGTGACTTCCATACCATCGCTTAAACTCAGCAACACCGTGCTTTACATACTTGTCTGATGCATCATGAACAACAATAGTCTTGGCTCCGGAGAACAGATGAACACAGATCAACTCTCCGAGCAAAGGATATGCCCTGTGATCTGCATCCAAATGAACGAAGTCAATATCTTGGAAAGCCTTGAGGATCTTAGGCATTTGAACCAGATCCTTGCCGTAGACGATCTGTCTCACCCTATCACCTGGCACGTTGGCAGCAAGGACACCTCGATCACTGAGCTGCAGGTCGTCCAACAGGGTGATTGATGGCTTGTTGGCTGCACCAAGGATAGCCACAGCTGTAGATCCCAGGTAGCTCCCGACCTCGAGGACATGCTTGGCGCTGACTCTCTCGGCCAGGGCCTTGAGCCAATTATGGTAGGATAGGTCAGGATACCCTGAGCTGGCGGCTAATTGATCTAGTGTCATTACCAAGCTTGTTCATGAAGGATTCGAGGTTTGCCAAAGGTATTGTCTACCATCTCCCTCAAGGCGGCCTCTTCGCTATCCAGCGTTACGGACTCACCAAGGCCTCTGCTGATATGCCCGTAATGCCGGTTAGTCCAGTAGTCAGTTCTGCCTGGCTCGATCCCGGCGCATATCTCTTGGATTTTGCGAGGGTCTTCGGCGGCACACGCACCAGCAATTGCGTCATCGTCAGCGGGGTGTCCGATATAATCAAGGATGCCTGACATAGTGCTCAGACAATAATGCATGAGTTCCTCGTATAACACTGCCGTCACATCCGGGCGTATGAGCAGCTGTCTTTCCCAATGCAGCTGGGTAGCCACGTCAGTCAATATGAGGTTGGGGTCTTGCCACTTCTTCTTATACGGGTTCAGCTTGCCGTAACGCAGCATTGAGCACGCGATATCCCCAGGGTCTCTTACGGGGACAAGACCATAGACATCAGGCGTCACAGTGGCTGGCATCTCGAAGTGTCTTTTAATCAAGAGTGGCTTAGCTGATTCATGGTCAGCAACCAGGGTGTTGATTGAGATTTGTTTGTCCTTTAATGCTACCTCCGGGTCGGGGAGGAGCGCTTTCAGTAGGTTGAAAAGCTTCGTGCTCCCGCATCGCAGGCCTCCAGTAACGATGACGACTCTTGCTTTAGGTGTGTGTCTCATAGGCCTTTAGCTATTTCCTGGCAGGCCTTGAATTCCTCTGGGCCAAGCTTCTTGGATTCATCTATCCGCCAAACATCGTCATCATCATGATGGCTTGATGCCTCAATGAACGTGCACTCCTCAAGGCCAATAAACTGGTGGAGTCGGCAAGTCGGAATAACGCAGTGCTCTCCAGGCCCGAGCACCGAATAAACAGGTTCAGAGAAGGTTGACTCCGGTTGCGCAAGAAGCATCCTGCCTGAGATAACAAAAAAGGTCTCGTGCTTGATTGGGTGGTAGTGCATCGAGCACTGAAAGCCCTTGCGCAAGGTCATCCGCTTCATGCAGTAAGTGCCGTTGTGTAGCCACTCCTCTGTTCCCCATACTTTTTTGACTGTCATATCTCTGGTAAGTGAATGTTTGGTTGCCACCCAAAGCTTGCGTTAGGTCTCAACCACATGCAATCAGGAATCTTGGGTGACGGTTCCTGAATCGTGGTATGCTTCAGCCCTTCCGCGATAGCGTAAGGCAATGATTGATTACCGATGAAGAGCCGGCAACCGCTGATCAAGCGAGCTAGGTCCATCAGCGTTGGGGTTACAGCCATAGGGATCTTTCCGTAAAGGCCAGTAAATGCGGCATGCTCCTGTTCAGTGCCGACGAAAACGGCAGCCTTCTTGTAGGCTTCGTAGACTCGCTTCCAAGGGAAGTTCTTATTCCGGTATCGCAAGCTACGGCTGATTACCACAGGCCTCCCGTCCACATAGGTCGGGTGGTCAACCTCGATCCATGGTTCACGGGAGCATTGCTTGTCCACCCCTAAGATGATTGCCACGTAGTCAGCTATCGTTGAGCCCCAGTGATAGTTCCTGATTAGGTAAGGCCGAAATGGGTCAACATCATGGTCCCATATCTTTGTCCTTTGGTCATCTGTGTCATTGAACCAGACGTGGGAAATGTAGGGCTGAGCCTCCAGTAGCGGCCGCGCATTCTCCACCCATGGCTCATCCCACGGATGCCTAACCTTGGAGCGGCGTGCCAGGATAATCCCAACTTGACCAGTGGCCTTGGCCCTCATGGCTGGCAATGCGTAAATCAAATCGCCAATGTCTCCTGAGTGAACGAAGTAGGTTGTGTCCTTTTTTCTTCGGAAGGCTGCCATTTCGTGATATGACTCAAGAGGTATGCTGCCACTTCTTTAGCGGAGACCTCAGACACCAGGCCGCGAGTGCTCTGGCGCCGGAAGATTTTTTTGCCGACCTTTACTCTCCATTGGAATAGATACTTTCCGCCGCCGAGATCCTTGTATCTTACCTTCGGGACGTATTGTCTCCCCCTGGGTTTCACGCTCTGTTGTTTCCGGAGCCTTCTCTTTGGGACCTTGATTTCTGTTTGCATGTGACGCTAAGGGTTTCGGGATTTCGTGCACTGCTGGGGCTGACAACTCATCAGGGACAATTCTGTCAGCAATCACCTTTGCCTTGGCTATGATATCGCTGGGCAGCTGCGGGGGTGGCGGCGCTGGGGCAGGCGGAGGGTCGTGCTTCACGCTAGGGTTTGGGGCCGTTTCCTTTGGTGTCTCAGCTACCTGTCGTGGTCTCATCTTACCTTTGCCTATCCTGGCAACGGAAGCCTTCAGAGCCGTGAACACATACCCCTGTGAGCCAGCATCATATGGTGTCCGGCACCAGCACTTCACATGCTGCCTACCAACATGGATCACTAGCCCCATCAGGGCCATGTCTTCAGCCCCCTTGACTACCTGTATGATGTCATATTGTTTTATCGCTTCCATATTTTTCCTTGGTTACTGTGTATCGACGAGCTTCAGACATTACCCTTCTGAGTCCCTCTGCCTGTGGGACAACATATCTCATGAGCACTTCGGGCGCCTTGATCCCTGAGACAGCGGTGGCAATCTGTGGTGCCGCCCCTGAGTTCATCAAGTTTGTTAAGAACGTGCGCCTGAAGGTATGAAAGGTAAACTTCCTGACACCTGCTTTTAGTTGAATGTCTTTTGTTACCTGTGACAGGTTTGCACCAGGTTTGTGCGCCAGTGACCCATAAGGCGTAAAGAAAGGAGTGACATCATCCACAGCTAGATCAAGGTGGCGCAGCAGGGTCTCGCCTAGTTCGGTATTCCAGTCGATAGGGATGCAAACCCTACGATCAAATCTTTTGGTCTTGTGCGGGACCATAATGATAGCAGACTCGGCCTGATCGATATGCTCTCGGGCCAATCTGTAGACATCGAAGCAGCGCAGGCCAGTCCAATAAGCCACGCGGAAAGGATCCGCAAGGCAAGGGTAGTTGATTTCAGTGACCTCTATTATCTTGAGGTATTCAGCATGGGTGATAACGTCCCGCTTCAGCGGGCTCACCTTGCTGTAGGGTTTGATTTTGTCCGCTTCCCCTTTGGGTGCGTATCCATGTTCTTCCGACCATTGACACAAGGACTTTAAAGCGCGTCGATAGAGCGACACAGTATTATTAGATCGGCCCTGCCTCCGTTTCCTGTCTAGATACTTATTAATGGTGTCCCCATTCAGGTCTGCCCCAATGTGAGGAACGGCAGCAAGGATCCAGTCCCGCATTGACTCCCTTGTTCGCACTGACCATCGATCGTCATTGGCTTCGAAGTAGGCTACTACTGCAGCCTCAGTGTCTGTTACTTCACTCATTTGTTAGCCTTCGTATCAGTGTCTCCACATATTTCTCTTGTTCTTTCTTTCCCGCAAGCGTTGCCACGGGATCCCTTCCGTTGAGCACTCGCCTGAGGTAGTGCCTTTTGTGGCGCTTCCGTAGCAAATCCACACCACACGCTTCCGCGAACTTTATCGCATCGCCTATTTTGACTGACTCCCAGGTTGTCAACCGCGAGATCCTTTTAACCTTAGCCCATGACAAGCCGGATCGATCTTGGATCATGCGCAACGGCATGAGCGCATGGTTGTGCCGTGCTGACAAGCGGCAGCATATCGGCGGCAGCTGATCCAATGTCTCGAGCCATGTCATACTAGCTCAAGTTCTTGTTCTTCGCCAACGTCGCCCATGCCTATAGCGAACGAGGTGCAGCAGTCTTGGAGCCTCTTGATCAATGGCTCAGCTATGGCTTTAGAGAACCTGGATTTGAGCTCATCGACACTTGCGTTGGTCGTTACAATGAGCGGCCGCCCATTGGCGACGCGGGTGTCTACAAGGTTGAACAGTTCTTCTTCAACTCGTTTCTCAGAGCCCTTGATCTTGCCGAGATCGTCTAGTGCTAACACGCGCACCTTGGCTGCACGGCTGAACCAATCATCAAAGTATTTCATTCGCAAGCCTTCCTCTACCCCACGGCGGAAGCGCTGGCTGTCCAGGAACTGGATGCCGTGCCCCTCGTGGGCAAACCTCATTAGCAACTGGCAAACCATCCTTGTCTTGCCCCGTCTTGGAGGGCCATAAAGAAGAAGGCTCTTATCATGCGACCAGGTCATGATCCGCTCAAATGTCTGGGCTCCAAGGCCTGACACCTCTTGTAACATCTCGACACGGGAATCTTTATAAGCTTCCGGTATCCACTTGTTGATCAGCTCTGTCCCGTCAACGGTTTTCGGCACGGTCTGCTGATTGCATGAGTCGCATCGAATCCCTATGCTCTTGACCAGCACATCCCCATTGTCCAAAGTTTCGGTCTCCTTGAACCACGTTAGGCCGATCTTGTTACAGACCATGGACTTCCGCTTGCCGCACGAAGCGCACTCAAACCAAGTGGTTACTTTTTCTTCTTGCGTCTCTTGCATTTCAGCCCGTGTTTCTTGCCGACAAGATCTAGACCAGCCCGAACCATTAACGCTCGCAATCGCTTGGCGTTGTCAGCGTTGTAGGCCTGGCGTATTTGCTCCAGCAGAGCGTGAGTCACCTCGGATTCGCATGACCGACAGAAGTAATAGCTGTGTCCGTCCGGCGCCTTGCCACAGTCTGGCCCTTGGCAAACTTTTACGCGGCTGACGTTCTTTTTTGCGTTGTCCATCCTGAGCCCTTTGGTTGAGAAGGCGCTAGATCTTCGTCCAGGTATCGTTGTTGGTTGAACCATGTTGCCGGGTATGGGGTGAAGTCCTGATCTTCGCCGGCTCTCGATGCAGCATACTGTTCGACACGCCTGAGCATCCATGCGATTCGGGAGGATACATCAGTCAGACCGAAGGCAAGCTCCTTGTCCATGATGGCCTTGCCGATCGCCTTAAACGCAGCCGCACGCCCTTTCTTCCGAGGGTATGCCCTGTAGATACGTTCGATAGACCACGGATCTATGCGTGCCGGTGCGTAGACTTTCTTCAGCGTCTCGACCAAAGCGCAGACGGCACCAATGAACAGTGTGGTGTTAGCTATGGCCTGAGCAGCCATAGCTTCCCGGTGCTCGTCGAGGACAAGCGTGAGCAAAGGATCGTTGGGCTCCTTTCCTTCCTTGATATACTCTTGGATCTGCCTAGTTACGCTGCGCGATTTGGATTCCGTCATCAGTGTCTCCTTCCTCTATTAAAAACTTGGCAATCATGGCATTGACCACTGCCTTAGGACAGTCGTCATGGGACCGCAGTGCGGTCAGGACATCGAGCCATTCAGAGTTGGTCGGCTCGCTGTTGCGCCATTCATCGGTTAGGCCTTCGATTGCACAGCCTGTTTTAACGGACAAGCGTGCTGCTTCGGGGGGCAACCCCTTCATGCACTGCAGTTCAATAAGGATATCAGAACGGGACATCATCGTCGTTATCTTCGTCTTGTTTTGGAGCGCTAGCTTGTCGTTTTGGTGCTGCTGAAACTGGCTTCTCGCTAGATGGGGACCGCTGGAAAGCAAACTGGCTCACCTCGCACTGAATGGAAGCCATAGGATCGCCGCCTTTGGATGTCCATGCAGTGGCCCATAGTGAGCCGGACACAATTACCGTTGTCCCTTTCTTGAGGTGGTCTTCCAGTGATGAAGCTCGCTTGCCGAACAACGTGCATTGCACATACATGCTGTTATCAGCAGTGCTGTCCTTCTTAACCCATCGTTCGACGGCAATGGTGAACTTGAGCTTGTCGTAGCCACCCTTGTTGTCGAACTCCGCGTTGCGGACGAGAGTCCCGGAGAACTGTCCTTGTCTTAGGCTTTCACTCATGGTCGGTCAATTGTTTGACATCGGCTTGATGAACCTTAACGTCCTCGACCAAGATATCTTCCAAGCGCCAGTCGTGTGCGCGACAAAGCATAGCGACGTTTCTCATTAGCTTTCCTGTTAGCGAGCGTGCAGTCATGGGATCCCAAGACTTGCCAGCGCATGTGAATTCATTGAGCTGTCCAACGAGTTCCAGAGATACCATGGCGATTCCGAAAATGGCACGATCAAATGTATCTCCCTCAGGGTGTTCTGTTTCATTGAGGTATTCTTTCCATCTCATAGTTATCTAGTGTTGCCGCTATTGAGAGCGGTTGGTTTGTTCTTAGATCCAGTCTAGTCCATCCCGGTTTGCTCTTGACCGCGAGAACCCAGCCAAAGAAAGGAAACATCGAGGCTGCCACCTTGTATTTCACCTTGGCGTCCTCATAGGTATATGGCCCCTTGACTTCATGAAACCAGATTGAGCCTGATTCATGGATCGTCATGAAGTCAGGTGTATATCTACACTTCCTGCCCATGATGAATGCCATTGGTTCTCGAAGAACGTGGGTATAACCCTGCCTTAGGAGCATCTTGTGATACTCAGCTTCGACCGCTGTCGGTTTGTTTCGCCAGCCCTGGTTGCCGGCGTCAGCCAGTGCGTTCGCTGTCGGAGCAGGAAGCTTGGGTGCCTTCTCCTTGCGCTTCTTCAGGTAGGCATCCACATCCTCTTGAGTCATTCTCATCTTCAGCCGCCTTTAGTTCCTTGTCCTGAGCCGCCTTGAGTTTCGCGGCCAGGTATGCATCCGGTGTCTCACGTAAGATCCGGCGTGCCATCGTCCTCAGCATCCCCATCGTCTTCCTCCTCGTCGTTGTCGTCCTCCTCGTCGTTGTCTTCGTCCTCGGGTGTCGCAAGTCTTGCTTCACCCATGAACGGGAGCTCAAACTGCTTGGCATCCCGCAAGAAGATGGCGCCAGTCGAGTCGTCCCACTTGCCGTAGTTGCCCACGATCTTGGTGTCAATGGATCCCGGCTCTGACGAGAAGTCAATAGACAGGCCTAATGTAATCTTGGTCTTGGCCTCCCCGTTGAGGAGCCCCGTCCTGATGTCCTTGAGCCAGTGCTGTTTGAGCAAGTCGAACGTGCTCACCGCTGCCCATGCTATCGTCTGAGACTCCTGCTCATTGAGCGAAGTTTTCTCACGCATCGGAGCCAACCCCTTGTAAAGGGCGGCAACTAGTTTTTCCTGTTCTGTTATCGCATTCATTTCTTCCTGAATAAACGTTCGTGGCTAGGCTTCTGGGTCGTGGCGTCCTCGATAAGGAGCTCCCATACTTTTTTGGCTTCAACCTTCGTGGTGTTCGCGGACTTTGAATATCGCTCAACCCACATGTCCCTGACCTGCGCAACTGGAAGTTTCATCAACGGGCGCAAGTCGTCACGCCCGACATGATCTGAAACCACCTTGGCGAAAGCATTAACATCCTTGACTTCATGCCCGCCTGCTACTTCTTTAAGAACGTATCCCGGCAGAGCATCCGGGTCTTTCCTCAGTATGTCCTTAGCTCGCTCCTTCAGCGCATCCAAGCGTTGTTGAATGACGGAGACATAAGGCAACATCCTTGCGATGGATGCTGGAGGCAGGTCAGGCAACTGATCCTTCCACCTGGTCTCAATGACTAACGGTGTGGCTGCCTGTGCCTCTGGGCAAGCACCACTGACAGGGCAATACATGCAGTGCAACCCAGGGATCCTCGGAGGTGACTTCAACTTGGCCGCCGAAAGCGCATGCCTCACTTGCGTTTGTAGTGGGGCAATCTCTGCGGCATCAAGCTCGAGGATTTCAGGCTTCACCGTGACCAAGGGTTGGATGATGGCTCCGTAGACAGTCTTCAGCTTGTCAAACTTCTCGGGGTCGGACTCCGCCACACTGTAAGCCATTGCCGCTATGCTCCCATGAATCTGCCAGTTCATCGTAGCATCAGGGTAGATGCCTGGCCCTGACTTGTAGTCCACGATCAGCAGCTTGCGCCAATCATGAGAGAAGGCTGCGAAGTCAACGCGGGAGCTGAAGCACTCCGTGCCTACCTTCTTGAGCCAGAACCGTTGTTCGACATAAGGGTCTTCGGGTTCTTCCTGGCCGAGCAGTTCTTTGCAGAGCTCCCTTCGGATGCGGACACAGCGCTCAGCAACCCACTCCTCTCGCTGGGTCAGGTTCTGCCATTCGAATGTCTCATCACCTACCTCTTGCTGAAGCTGGTCATGGATCTCCTCACCACTGGCGGCATAAGCCAAATGCTTTTGCTCGGTGTGCGGGAACTTGGCCTTCGCCTTGAGGTAGCCAGGGCATGCTACAATGCGGCCGAGTTCACTGGCTGACGGCAGCCCTTTTCGTTCGTCGCTCATGCCCTGTCACTCATGACTTGTTGTTCCAGTTCCTGCATCCATTGGAAGCGCAGAGGCCTCGGCACTCGAAGGTATGACTTGCGGCATTGTCTGGCAAAAAACTTGGCTGGTCTATCTTCGGGGTCACTGGCAGCTACGATTGCCGCCAGACTGTTGATCATCTTAGCTCGTCGCTGGTTCATTAGAATAGTTCTGGTTCCTCGTCTTGTGATGAGTTCGGCTCATCCGGCTCTGGCTCATCATCGGCAGCATCATTTGGGTCTGGTTCCGGGAGAGTTGGAGAAGGGGCAGCTTCGGTTGCAGCAGTGGGAGCTACCTCCTTCTCCTTGCCTCCATTGCCTGCTGGCGTGGCAGGCTTCTTCGCTTTTGCTTTTTTTTGTGGTGGTGTGAGCCCGGAGGATTTTGGTTTGTCTACCTCCGGGAAAGCTTCGTCCAAAGTCATGTCGCCGTCACTGATGGCAGTGTGATAGCCGAGAAGGACACCGAGCTTATCCAAGGTGATCTCTTCTAGGCCCTTGACGTTGATGGCGGCAAAGAGCCGCTCGTTATCGATGCCCAGTTTATTGAAATGTTCGACCGCCTTAGAGCGGCGCATAGCCAGTGTCTTCTTGTCACCGACGGCGTATTCCAAGGCCTTCTGGTAGACGGGTTTGACCAAAGCTCCGGGGATAACTTTGAACACAGAGTTCCTGAATGCGATGGCGCACGCTGCGTTCATGGTTGTGCCCACGACATCGTCAGAATACCGGCGCCCGTGTTTGTCACGAACCCGGCGCTTCACTTCCATCGTGACCCTGGTATTGTTTTCCATGTCGAAGCACACCCCTTGAGCTGTCACGAATGTTCCGTCGTCCTCCACTATCCTAGCTCCGGCAGCCAGGTTGGTGTAGCTAGCCACAGCAACCTCGGCCAATCGAATACTGGGTCCCTGGATAGGCTTGGTTCCTGCCGCTCGAGCAGGCAGGGTATAGAAACAACTCGCTGCTGTCTCCTGATCCAGCTGGACTACGTCGAGCATGCGCTTCTTACACTCGGCCAGGGATCTCGGGTATTTCTTCGCCGTGGCTACCTGGCTGTCGATCTGTGCTTTCTCGATCGCTGACAGGTGGGATGGTTGAATTAGTGGGGCGCTTTCCGACTCAAGATGTTCACTCATGAGGCGAGCCTATGCCCACTCTCTTTAAACGTCAAGTGTTTTCTTTGCGCATCCCAAGTTTTTCCTGCATCGCATCGAATTCCTGGACAGACACGCGTAAAACCTGGCCAATTGCCTCGGGTTTGAATAGCTTCTTTGAAAGGTCTGGGCCAAATTTAGCCACACGCGGGTCGTTGCCCTCACAAAAAATGAAGGTGTAACCGGACTCAGCCTTGGATGCGCAATCGCCGCAAAGGCCCCAGGTCACATCGGCGACTGTCTTCTCCTTGAGTGGGTCGGCTTCTTTCGAGATGGTTCGTTGTTCCTCTTTGCCGGTCGGTTCTTGGCAAACGAGGCACCGGTGTCTAATGACCTCCTTCTGCCCGAAGTCGATCAACGGCGGAAGCCCATCGGGTTTCGGTTTCGATTTCTTCTTCATGGCAAATGGTCCCTCATGGTCGTCAGGGGTTAGAGCTCTTGTTCCGTTGCTAATGCCTTCAGGTTGTCAGGAATATCGTGTCCGTTCATGATGAGCCATCTGACGGCTTCATGCGCTGTGATTTGCGTGTAGGATGGGAGTGAGCCCTGGAACTGACTCCACTTATACAGGACCCATGAGCCTCCAGTCGTGTGGTAGAGGTATTGATGCTCCCATTGGGACCGGGTAGCACATGAGATGTAGTTTTTGCCATCCCACAATAGGTCCTCTTCGTAACATTTGGCCTGACTCCTGTCGAACCATCCGCCATTGTCTAAAGAGATTCTGTCCATAGTGGGCTCCTATTCTACGACTGTCACGATATCCATGAGCTTGCCAGCCCGCTTCTCGAGGTCAATCCTGGTGTCCATGTGGGGGATTGCGCGGGCACTTGCGGTGAAACCCTGAACGAGCTGCCATAGCGTGCGGCAATCGCCCTCCTCAGCCTTGGCGAACCTGATGGCATCACGCACCTCGGCGCCCGAGAACTTGGCACGGCGTTCGGTAAACGAACGGATCACCTTGAGTTCAGTGTCTTCATCCTTGGCCTTCGGCAGCAGGTAATCCTGTGCCTTCTTGATCGCGGATTCAATCGGGGCGGCCGGGGCATTGACGAACCGATCCAGGGTTGGTGCTCCCTCTTGCTCGAACCTGTAAGGTCCACCGCTGGAGTGCCTTATGATCACCTTGTTCACATCCTGGGCTCCCCAGATGATGTGGTTGCCACACACCTGGTTGAACAGGAAGGTCATGATCCCAAACGATCGGCTTCCAACCTCGCTGTTCCACATGAAGAAGCCCCGATTGAGTTGAGCCCTAGGCCCAGCCTCAAGCAATGAGCCGCCATCGATGAGGAACATGAACACGTCACGATCGGAGGCGTAGAGCCCGCTAGGCCTTGGTGTGCTGCCTTGCTGCCCCATCCAATCTCCACCAGCATAGGCCAGCGGGTTATGGAAGCGCCCATTGCTGCGCTCCACGATGCGTTGACACGCAGTGACGCAGTCAGCATCCCAGATCCGGCCATAAGTCGTGGATGTCACGGCCTGCAGAGTGGTGAGCTCATCGTCCTCCTCCGGGTTTATCGTCATGAACTTCATGGTGTCCCGTGTGGTCATCAGGCCGTGCGTCAGGTTGGCTTGAACCAGAACATCAGGCAGCGTCCGCATGTAGGATGCCGGTGCTTTGACCAGCTGGCAGGTCTGGCCGAAGCTCCAGTGTGTCCATCTAGACTCGCTGGTTTCGCCATTGATCACGAGCTCGCCGCTGTCGTGCGGCTTAACAACGAGCTTGGCTGTCTCCACGTGAACCTCTCGAGACCGGGAGCGACGCGAGTTGCACGCATCAAACAAGGCATCAAGGGATTCGTAGCGTTCGTCCTCCGGTCTGCTCGCCCATTGCCGGCAAGCTTCTGCGGTCGTGATGGAACTTGCGTCAGGTGTGAGGCCAGCTCGAGTAGCTTGGCCCATCAGTGTGGTATTACTCATGTGTTATCTTTCTGTTTACCAGATACGGTCTGGTAGCCGCCGGGTTTGAGGCGACGCAGCCCCGCGCCGCTAGAACTCGCGCCCGGAAAAGTGAGGCAGCCAAGACGCGTGGGCTCTCGTCTTGGCCGCCGGCAATGGAGTGGGTGAAGTTACAGAACACCCACCGCCAAAGAACTTTGCATGCCCACGTTATTCTGTCAACCTACTTTCGTGGCTGGAGGAAACTGCGATCGCCACTGAGGTATTGCGCGAACAGCTTGGCTCTCTCCTTGGTGTCGCCCCTGTGCTCAATGATGTCGTCCAGGAATTGCAGCATGGTGGCATGGCTATCGATCTGTTCCCTTAGCTCGCCTGCTCTCTCGTCTCTTTTCTTCCACTTGGATCCTGGCGCTGGACAATAGTAGCAGTTCCGAAAAGCACTTTCGTCGCCACGGACAAACGAGAGATGCACAGCCAGCTCTTGCTCTAGCTGCTGCATGCCCCGCCAGATCCTCTCCCGCGCAGCCTGCAGTATGATGTGAATTTCCTTCGTTGCTATCATGTTAGAGTTTTAGCTTTATGCCACTGCCTAGGTCAATCTCAGGCCTTGCATCATACGGCTTAACGAACTTCTCGATGCCGATCGGGTCATACCTGATTTCCGGTCTCGCATTGGGCGCGAGCGGCCGGCGCTGTGTTTCACTGTCCGCTTCCCCGGCTTGACGGAGGCGCTGCTCACATTTGTTGATCGCGATAACCGCCCCAAGTATGGCCAAAACAGACACGGTTACAAACAGTATGGCCTCTAGTTTCATGGCAGCCTGAGCATCGGTTCAATTATTAGTTCTAGTTGCCGGGCGTGAACCGTCTCCATGACAGATCCTTCGTTTGCCACCACGTAGATCTTGGAGCCACCAGCCCAGATCAGGGCTCCAGCTAACCACACTCCCTGTTTGTTGAACCACATTTCCTCGTTGGTCGAGGCCTTTCTTAATAGTATTCTTCCGTTACCCATCGAGCATCCTTTCGCATTCGTGCATGAACTTTAGAAACCTCTCTATACTTTTGATCCCGGAATTCAGGTCGTCTTCATCGACATATCCCGGCTCAGTGCCTTCGCCCACAGCCAACAGGTGGGCTTCGTCCTCGTTGATTTGCGACACTTCGTATCTAGTGCCGTCCCACGCCCACTTCTCGGCCGGGAACTCCTCAGTGGATCCGCATTGCCCAACCATGGGAATGCCGTCAACACAGAAGCTCGACACTGAAGCGCTTGCTTGCTCCCATTCCAGTGTGACATACTTGCGCCCGGTCTCCCCACTTAGTTTGTCGGGCGAGCCATGCGAACGCGCAGGTGACGCTAATGCCTCCAGGTATTCCTCCTGCTTTGACGCTGGGATGCTGACTGTGACCCATGAACAATACATCATTGTGTTACCTTCCTTCTATGAACTCCTGCTTTGTCTTGAACTCTGTCGTGCATTCCCCGGTGGATGTGTCGATGCGGTTCACCGTTACATGCCCAGCCCTGTGCTCATTCGTAGCTGCTTTCAGCCCACGTTCCATGCATTCGGAGGGCGACATTCCGGGATCGAATCGGGTGTCACTGCCCTGCAAGCCCTTGAAGCGCTCCCATTCCTCATCGTGGATCCACACAGACCAGTTCGAATCGAACTGCCCGACGCTATCCACCCGGAACAAGAACCTAGTAATGCCCTGGTCTCGCAGCGCCTTGGCAACCTTCTTGGGGGAGTCATCTTGACCCCGGTGAAACCCGGTTTCGAACTCGTCGTCCACCCTGTGGTAGCCGTGCTCAGCTGGGTCGATTGCGTCAACCTTTAGTGCGGTCTCGTGGTCGCCCTCAAGTTCTTCAAGGTAGTCCGCATGATCAATGCAGTCAGGGCAGATACAGGATCCTCCACCGTATTCACCGATGATGATCGTGGGCAGCCACCCATAACAATCAGGACTGGTGCGAAAGAACTTGCCACAGTCCTCGCAGCTAGCCCACTCGTCCGGATACTCGCACACAACGCCCTTAGCTTCGAGCAGCTTCGCAATGCGCGGCATCGTGTTGTCCTTCTCGCCGACATAGCCCTTGCCGAGCACGAAGGCCCGTGTGCTATTCCAATTGGCGAACGCATACATTGGCTCGCTGTCGTATCCAGGTTCCCCTACCTCACCGAACGTGATGTCGGACTCAAAGAGGTCGAGTGCTTCGATAATGTATTGTGCTGTCATAGTCTCAATCTTTTCACTTTGCTGTTCCAGTTCACCATGTCATCCGCAGACAAGACCTCGATCAGCACTAGCCTGAGCTCATCTTCGCTTGCGTCGCTGACCCACACGCAGAACTCCACGAAACGCTCTTGCTTCGAGAGCCTGCACAGTGCATCCCAAACTTCATTCTGTTGTGCTTTCATACTTCTTCGTTCACTTGTTGTTGTCCATCTCGAAGGCCTTCAATGAAGGCATCGAATTCACTTTTATTTGCGGCAGGTGCGACACTCATTGAAATGCCGAGTGTCGGCTCATCATTAGCCGCGATTCGCCCTACCTTTACGCCGGCCTCATAGGTCAACGAGGTCTCGCAGTGGGTCACGCCTTCGAACTGCACGGAGACGCGCCCGCTAGTAAGCAATGTTAGTGTTAGTTCCATGGCTTCATATATCTTCTGCCTCCCTCTCGACTAGCTGACCTGCTTGGTGCAGACTATCTACTTGCCGCACTCGTTCCTCTATGGGCATTTTAGCCAGTGCATCCCAGTCAATCCGGCTGGCCTCCCATATCTGCCTGTCACGTTTGTTCTTTTGGGTGACATTGTTGCGATGCCTGGAAGTGCATGACCAGAGTGCTTTCCCGATAACAGTAATAAAGAACGCTGCCGTCAGGGCCATTACAATAATAGCTACACGATTCATATCTTGATTTTTTGGTTGCATCCATCTATCCCCCAGACCTAGACCCAGACCCAGACCTAGGCCCAGACCTAGCCCAAGACCAAGACCCAGCCGAAAACCTAGCCCAAGACCCAGCCGAAGACCCAGACCTAGACGAAAACCCAGACCTAGACCCAGCCCAAGACCTGGACCCAGACCTAGCCCAAGACCAAGACCCAGCCGAAAACCTAGCCCAAGACCCAGCCGAAGACCCAGACCTAGACGAAAACCCAGACCTAGACCCAGCCCAAGACCTGGACCCAGTCAAAACCCTGGACCAAGACCTAGACAAAGATGCAGGCTCAGACCTAGGCGAAAACCAACACCCAGCCAATAACGCAGCTGTCATTTTGCCACTCTTGGCAAAGGGTGACTAAACTCGGACAGCTCTACGATGGCGTTAATTGCTACCAGGATTGGTCCGGGCATCGGCTCTACTTCATTGAACTGCCCGGATATCAACGCCTCGCTAAGGCGACCCGTGTCTGCTATCCAAGCCGCATCTGTGAGCACAAGGAACTTGTCTTCCACCTTGACCAGGCGCCCTGTGTAATACAGGGTGACAGTGCGGATGAATACCGACTTGCCTATGAAGGCATCGATGTGATTGGCGTGACACCCTGCTTCCGAACTGTCATCAGTTAGGAGTTCCAAAAGCTGACCCACTAGTTTCATGTTCTTCATTGCTTTTCTCTTATATGTTCCACTTCTTTCTTTCACTGACCTTATGCATCTCAGGCGCCTCGCCGTCCGGCCACCAGGAAGGCGGAGGACAGTATGCCCACCATCCATGGTCGTCGTCCGGGCTGTCGATGTCGCCCGCCCCAGGTGCACAAGGTGAGCACAGCCTAACCTTCATGACGTGCGTGCTCTTGGTCACGAACAGGCAGGTGTTGTCGAAGGCGCTGAACATCTTGCAGCCCTCACCGACGTAGTAGTAGTAGGCAGGCTCATCGCCGAAGACTTCGTCCTCATGGTTCTGTCGCCTGCACAGCGGGCAATGATAAATACCGTCAAGAGGCTCAACGTCCTCCATTGCATTGCCGCACTTTTGGCACACAGGTAGCCCGAAGTCTGCCTCGAGGTCGTCCCAGACATCGTAGTGCAGGGAGTTGATGTGAACCACACCGTAGCGAACAAGCCGCTCTTCGTCGTTGTTGCATAGGATCTTACCGTTCAGTGTTCCGTAGTCTATACTGTTCATGACTTCATGCTTTCTTCTAGTAGTTTTGCTATGCGCTCCTGGTCTTGTTCCGGATCTTGTGTGGTTATCACTAATCGGAGTAGTCGTTGCTTCTCTTTGACAAGCGCCTCGATCTGTTGAAGAACTTGGCGCAACCTGGCCGCCTTGGAGGAGTTGACATACTGACAGCTGTATTCTTGCTTTCCGTTAATGGTTGGCCGGCCGCTACCGAAGTGGATGCCGCCAAACGTTGCCCGCTTGACTTCCTCGCCTTTAACCCACATGAATTCTACCTTTGGCTTTTTGCGGTCAATGCGGGCAGCTTTTCCAATGGCTTTTTCTGCAGCATCAAGCGACGAATACGTCCGCCCCAACGTGGGGACAAAGAAGCTCCCATCGCTAGTTGGTTCGATCGTCGCCCCGTCGTGAGTCCATGTATGCGTTTCCTTATTGAATGTCATTGTCTTTTTCGTATTGCTCCAGTGCTCCCAGCAACTGGTGGGCGCACATTGCCTTCGCGTTGTTGAATCCACGATCTTCGATCAGGGATCCCGTGTCTCGCTTGTGCTGCCAATTCCTGGCAAGCTCCTTTAGTTCGTCGATTAGTTGCATCTCTTCACCCTTGCGTAGTCACCCGATGACTTGTAGTATGTCCCGTAGTATTCCACTCCATTGATCCCCTTGACCCTGACGGGCACCCTCTGGCTCCCGAAGCCGCCAAACCCTGGAGAACTATAGGGTTTGCCGAACGTCACTGCCCCAAGCTTGTCGCCCATCCAGGTGGTGGCCGTTGCGTTGTCTTCGCTGACATACAGGAAGTATTTGTCAGGCGGGCTGGTCATCCACTCGTAGACTTCAAGCGCGGACAACTCCGTGTTGCCGACTCTGCACTTCTTTGGCACCTTGTCAGAGGGGTAGCTTGCCCACCCAGTCTTGTCCCGATAGCCGTTGTCTGTGATCCATTTCTCTAGACGCTCACTGCGCCGCCGGATCTCATTGGCTTTTGCTTTAGTGATCATTCTTCCTCCTCTGCTTCGTCATCTTCCTGGATGTCGCCGGCAGCGAGCCAGATCAGGCGCATGATATTGTCGTCACGATCCTCTCGCTCTTCTTCATCCCATGCTCCATACTCCTTGAGCTCGGCACTCAGAAGCTCGTCCGATACATCCTTCAACCACTCCCTAGCTTTCGGCAGCCAGTATTCCACGTCCTCGTCGCATGCCCCTTGATGATGACAATCAAGGACTGCTTCCCCAGGCATATTGAACTCAATGCGCCCAGAGCCTGAGCCCCACCAGTAACTCTTGTCTTGGTCTATGTCGGCTCTCATTTCCTTACCTTGATGGTTCCCATGATTGTTCCATTGCGATTGCGTAGCACGTCAGCGTCCTCTGGTGCCGTGCACTTGGCGGGCGGCCGGCGAAGCTGCTCATGTATCTTCTTGGTGAGTTGCGCGACGATATATTCAGCCTCATCCTCGTCGTCCGCGAAAGTATTGATCCTGATATGCATCGCAGTGCTACCGCCTTTCCACCCCGCAGATAACCTGCCTTGCTTGCAGGATCCGAACAGACCCGTGCTCTTCGACGGCTCTCTCATCCAAGAGCAAGTGTAATTGCGCGTCAGTAACCACTGTTCCGGCTACCTCACCGAGTTTCTGTCCGTCCCGTGCATGAACCTCCCAATACTGCCCGAATGGTGTTTCGAACAGCGTTGCCACCACTTCGTCAGGGTTCATAACTCATGCCTTCATTTGAGTGTTACTTCTTGGTGGGCTGGCAGCGGCACAAACTTCTTGCGGCGCTTGATGTCCGCCCATTTGCGCTTGTTGTGCTGCTTTATCCACTCCCGCATGTTCTTCTCAGCGTCTGTCAGTTTCCGTTTCATTTGATTAGCTGCTCCCATTCCTTGGCCCCTTGCTCCTCCGTGATTTCCTGAACTTGTAGCACTAGCAGGAAAGCCAGTGCCACAAACAGGAACGCAATCGCGACCGCCACGATGTCCTTCATGTCAGTCGCAATGTTTTGTGCTTCTTGCCTTTGTGTCGAGCATCATACTGCTTGGCTCTCACCGTTAGGCGGGCTGCGATGCCAGTGAAGATGATCATTAGAATCCATGTCAGTGTTGTCATTGTAGTAACGGGGTGCCGTGTTGATGCGGCACCCCTAATCAGCTTGTTGTTGTTCGTCTCAGCGTTTCTTGTCCGTGGTTTGCCCACGGGATTGCGCACTCACGCATGTCAGCTCGACCCCGAAGGGAGCCTGCTGACGACAGTGTATGTCCTGCCGAAAGTAATTGCGTGATCCCAGTGGTTGGCCTTGCGTCACGCGTCGCAAGTATGAAGGGCAATCCAAGAACCCACGCCTTGTTACCGCACTCACGGGTTACGGGTCTTTCTAAAAAGGTAAACATGATTCACTAGGATGCAACCATCCCTGACCTCGCGTTCGGTATGCCGCTCAGCCATTGGCTTACCATTGAGGCATGCCAAGTATTCCTCCCGGTCTTCAACCATGGCCACTTCCTCGATGGCCATCACCTGCTCAATATCTTCTTGAGGTGTCATCACTCCACCACCTTGAGGTCTCGCCATAAAGGGAACTCATACGGCACCTCCTCTTGCATGAAGCGAGAGAAACGATAGTGCATCTCCTTCTTGTAGTGCCTCTCGCAACACTGAACGTAGCCCCCACCACCGCAAGGCAATAGCCTGACCTCAGTGGCCTTGTGATTGTGATCGCAGTAGAATAGTCTCATGACTCACCTTCCGCTATCGCTGTTATCGCGGCTACATCCTCGGGATTGATATAGATCAACGCAGTGTCTCCTTTGTTGATGACAAATTGTTTCCAGCTAAATCTCTTGAGCTCACCACCGGGCTCGAACTCTATCTGCACGGCTCCGAAGAACTTTATCGCTTCCCCGGAACGCAGGTGGATAATCCACCACTGTTGATCAGTATTTTCTTTCATACTCCTTATCGTCCATTATGTCAGTGATCCTATGCCAGTCCGCATACGCGCCATCAATGGTGCTGTATTTCAGTGTCATCCACCACCCTGCCCCGAAATTAACGGTGAGCAGGTTGTCATCCAGTTTTGCCGCGCAAATCATGGTGATGTTGACTGCCGTTCGGTCAAGGTCGTTCAGTATCATTCTTCCTCCATGTCTAGCATTGTCATGTCGTCGAGCTGCCCGTATTCCATGAAGTAAACACAGTCCACGCATATATCTATGTGGCACAGCTCTTCGGTTCCGTTATCCATCTTCAGCCAGCCATGAGCCGGCTCTCGATTGCCAGCCAGCCCGCCACAGATGTCGCACGGGCTCGCTGAAAACCATGGATCATGGTCGTGCCCGAACTCCTCCTCAGTGAGCCCTTCCGGGTTGCATTCACCGCAGTTGTGACTGGCTCCGCTCGATAGAAACTCCAGCCCCTTGGTGCCGCGCTCAAAGTCAGCGCAATACTTCTCGTATTCCTCTCTTGTCATTTGTTATCCTTCATCAGCTTTAGCATGTGATCCATGACGTAGTCGCAATCCCACTTGACATCAGTGAGGATTCCCCACAGCCCGTCAGTGTTGCGATCATGCAATACCGCGTTGAGCTGGGCCGATACCTCAAAGAGCTTTTGCCTGAGCTCTGCGACCAATGCGTTCTGTTCTTCTGTCATAAGTATCCTAATTCTTTCATCGAAACCCATGGCCGATCGCCTGAGCCGACTATGACATGGTCTAGCAAGTCCATCTTGAGGATGCGGCCGGCTGAGCGAAGGTCTCGCGTAACCCGGACATCTGCTTCAGATGGCGCAGGGTCTCCGCTCGGGTGATTGTGCATCAAGATAATCGCATGGGCTGCCGCAACTATGGCGGCCCGGAATATCTCCCTTGGGTGAACCAAGACACCGTCTAGCACACCCACTCCTGCGATGTAATGCCCGATCACTTTCCTTCTGGTTGTCAGCATCAAGACAACCATGTTCTCGACATCCGGGTTGTGCCTTTCGTCACTCGCAATGCACTCATGCCAGTAAGTCACAGCTTTCGCGGGCTCGTCGCATTGACTGACACTGCTCGGACACTCGCGCAATGCCACCACCTTATACTCCTTGGTTGTCATCAGTATATGAGCACCTCGAGGCTGCCCGTCTTATCCATTGACTTCGTTGCCACTCGATGACGAGGCAATAGTCGTTTCCTTAGCTCAGCGACAGCCTCTTGGTGGGTCTGCCCTTCCAGCATGACCTTGCCCACGTAAATCTCCTGACCTCCGATCAGCTGGTAAACCAAAAGCCTTGGGTATAGCTTTGCTGCACTCATCTCTTGTGCCTCCAACACACGGCCCATTGCCCGTGCCCAGTGTTATGAAACCATGCCTTGGCACCTTGGCCGCGCTTGGTTTCCACCAAAAGCACTGCCTCCATCACGGAAGGCAGCACTACCTTGATGACTAGTCCATACTTCATAGCATCATCGTGCTCCATAGCAATGCCAGCGTGAGGATCAGGCCGGCGATTAGTTGATCATAGGTCATCATCATCTTCAGTGTTCGCTTCTTCCCATAATGCGCAGGCTTCCTTGTCCACGCTTTCAAGTGCTTGCCAGAAATCATCCCGGCTGAATGGATAGAACAATTCCACGGGCGTTGCCTCCGCATCACTGCCTTCAACGATGCTGCCGAGCACGACGTAGCCCTCGCCAGGCTCAATCCATGCGCCACATTCAGTGCCCTTGAAGATGGATTTCTTGAGGGCCGCCAGCGTGTCAACGCCAACCTCCTTAAAGAGATCCTTTAGCGTCGTTATCATTGCTCGCTTTCCAAAACCATTATAGCTGTGTTGCCAACTCGCTTGCTCCAGTGAAAATCTCCTTGATGATGAGACCAAACTGGGCCTAGGTAAGTGGCTCCGCCGTGCCTTACTTCTGACCAAGCGCCATGCTTCACGCGAGCATCCTTCAACTGGTCGCGCAAAGACTGCACGTCATTGTCCATCTTACTTCTCCTTTCTAAGCAGATCCAGTGCCCTTACGTGCTGCAATGTCTTGAGGATCTCCGCGTCTTGCAGAGCATCCAATGGGTCACGCCCATCAAGCCGCTCAATGGCTTCCTTCAGCCAATAGCTCGCTGACATACTGGCAAGTATCGCTTGCTTCTGTTGTTCGTAGGTCATGGTTTTCATTAGGGGCAGTCAAATACTTGGGTCACACACAGTCCACTTGCCTTCGCTTTCTCGCGGGCCTGATACTCGGACGAGGCCTCGCAAATCCATGCTTGGGTTTCGCCAAAGCGCACGCCAATCACTATATACTTCTTTACCATGTTACTCCTTTCCACTCCAAATATCTCACGATGGCATCAAGCTCCGAAGCGAAGCCGTGGACCACGATTTGCTCCGTGCCACGCTGCATGCCAATGCACTCGTCGAGCTCCTTGATGCGCGACATCGCGAAATCCCTTAGCTCCGGCTTCGCGCTCTCCGCTAATAAACGAATGTCCATCCTTGCTTTTTCTTGCTTGTCCATACTTCTCCTTTCAGTGGTCTCTAGGTTTGGCTGTCAGGGGCTTAGGTTAGTCCAAGTAGTTCGTGATCGCCGTTGACCAGTCATGCCGGTCATAGCCTTCATAGCCGTGGTATTCTTCGCTCACAACGTGCGTGGCGTCCGGTTCGTCCGCCATGACACGTTCCTCGGCGCACCCATAGCTGTTCGCTTCTACTATCCGCTCGTGAATGCGTTCACCGACTCTATACGTTACACAATACTTCATTACTTCCTTTCGCTGTCATAGTCGTTAGGCTTGGTCGTTAGGGACACCCTGGAGCTAGGCCTTGTCTTTCAAAAGCCCGGCGTCGCGTAACATCTTCTCCATGGCCTCCAACTTGGCCGCCAACACTTCATTGTCCTCCTTGAGCATTGCGTTGTCCTCCGCTAGGCGGATGGCTCGCGATGATTGCTCCGATTCAGGAAGGCGATGCTCGAGCTCAAAACTGATGCGATTACCCTTCGCGTTCTGCTTGAACCCAAGCCCCACGAAATCACTGTTCGCCGATAGTGACGCGAAAACACCAGCTTGCACTTGCTTTAAATGAATGCAAACCTCGCGATGCGCCCGCTTGGCCTCCGATGCCGTCAAATCATTCCGCTCACGCAATGCCTTGCGACTAATCGGAACCAATGACGCGGCTCCTGTCGCAGTCACTCGCGTCACTAGGCAATCGTTCAGCGGAACCTCGCGTCGGCCAATCTTGATGGATTTCTCTTGGACCTTGGATCTTACAATAGCGTTCATATCATTCCTTGTAACCGAATCGCCCGCTTGTCACCATGACTTGCTTTCTGCGACTCGGTTCAAGGAACGGTTGAACAAAGGCCTTTCCCTTGGCGGAATCTTGTTGCAGTCTTGAACCACTGTTCCGCTCTTGGTTGACCGGCTCACCATAAGCAAGCCCTTTGGCCTTTAACCCGTTCCATTGAATCCGTGAGAGGCTTGTCTCCCGACTCCCGTGCTCACTACACCTAACCTTTACGTCACGCCCCGCTTCGCTCATGCTAGGATAAACCTAGTTCACCGGCAGTCTCTCGACTCGTTTCGGCCCACACCTAGTGGCTGGCGATCTTCTCGTCGCGTGCAACCAACACTTCCAGCAGTTGGCGCCCTCGGATCTTGGCTTGCGTGCTCCTCGCGTCTCATTGCTCTCAGATAGAGCGAAGTCGAGAGATACGTGATTCAACGTCGCGGCCGCTTGGCCATCCGATTCTGATCAACCCCATGCTAGTGGCGTCCAGCATTTGGGTTTGCTTGGTTTGCAGACTCCTGTCTGGCCTTGCAAACTTTCGTTTACGTTGACTTCGTTCTGCTCCAATGAGCCTGAAATCGCTGCAGCTCCCTAACTCGACGAATAGGATCTAGTCAAGGGAGACTTTTGTAACGTGCTGCCATTAGGTTACTTGCGTAATCGACAAGTATATCTACAACCCGGTAGGGGGAGGGGTAAGGGGGGTAGTCGCTTTTCAGTATAATGGGTCCCTCTCACACATACTAATGGCTAGTTGAAGGGAAGGCGTCTGAGAAGATTTTGAGGACGGGAGAATTGGTCCAGTCACCGGGGCGGAAGTTTTGGATGAAGGTGATGCGGTCACAGAGGTTTGGGTTGAAGGTTGGTATCCAAGGGATTTGGAGAGCGAGGACAGACGTGATTTCCCCGTTTTTGGAAGCGATTAGAAGGTTCATTTCAGTGCTTTCGCCTTTAAGCGTTTGGATGGCTGGGATCATGAAAAGATACCCTTGGTGTCTTCAAATGGAAAATATGGTGGGTGCATACACGAAGAAAGGCTATTCCTGAGCGATTTGTAGAGCGCGATTCAGGGATGTGGGAGTCCATCCGTAGGTTCCCCATTCGTTGGGCGAAGGGAGGAACTCATCGCCGGCGAGGTGGACGACCCGGTTTTCTAGGGTGTGGTCGTGTTTATGGGTTCGGACGACCATGACTTCGAAGTGGGTATCGCCGTGTTCGTCGAGTGCGGTAACGACGATCTTGTTTCCGAAGCGATGAGAGACTCGGTAGGTTGACTTTGAGTTTCTGACGGTGAACTCAGTTCCTTCGTTGAATTTACGACTCATGGGTTGAGTGCGGCTTAGGTGGTTGGGTTAGTCAAGGTGATTCAAGGTTTCCCAGGCTTGGAAGATCCTGGAGTTAGTCCAGTCAAGGGGGTTGAAGTCATCGATGATGGTGAGGCGATCTACGCCAGGGGGGTTGAGATGGAACCATTTGTCGTGATCGACTAGGCCTACGTCGGTGATCTTCCCGTTTCTGGAACCGATGATGAGACATTTCATGGTTTTGGTTTTTATGGCAAATGAGCTAGCGTCCGTTGGACAAAAGATGGCCTTTCCTCCACACCTCCTATCCTGGAGATTCCTGAGGGGTCCTGGAGATTCATGAGGGGTCCTGAGGGCGTGGTTTTTGTCATCGCTCTATGCGGCGGGGTTTCTCTATGTGGCGTGGTTTTCTGAGCATAGTGGGATCCAGTTCCGATCGAGGCTGTATTCTGCGGCCCTGGTCTTTGGGATTGCGGCCCTGGTTTTTGCTATAACTTTCTTAGTTAGAAGGAGATCGATGCTATCGCGGACATTAGATCTTGGGCGTTTCAAGAGCGCTGCGATTTGGTATTGAGGCATTGGGAAGCTCTTTCTTCTGGCACTCGCTAGTTCCACGAAGTTGGCTAAGGAGCGATACATGCAACGATCATGGAAGAAGACGCGGGCAACAGGGTGAGGGTTTTCGTGTATTGTGAGCCATTCTTCCCAGAAATTGGTTGGGATCATGACCTTGGTGAAGTCTCTATTGAGGCGATTCGCCAGGAGTTCCAGGTCATTGAACTCGCTGTCCAGCATTTCAGGGATGGTTTCAAAGAACTTGATGATCGTGCGGGCGGTCAGCTCGAATTCGGGCCAGCTTGGTTCGTAGCTAGATCTTTGCTTCATGAGTCTCGCGATCTCAAAGATTTTGGTATGGACGCCCTTATTTCGTTTCCAGATTTCAGTGACATCAGCCGTTGTGATAAGTGGTTGGGTTTTAACGAGATGGATCTCAGGGGGCATTAGTTCTTGGGTTCTGGGGCCGGGAGGGTGAGTTTTCTTTCCGTGATATTTGGAACAGCCCAAACTCCGAGGGTATCAGCGTATTTTGGGTCATCGGTCATGGTTTCGATGAGCCTATCGACCTTTTTCTTGGAGATCTCCTTGTTTTCCTGGCGGTAGAATTGATCGAGGGTCATGCCTTGCGGGAGTTTGGTGAGGTCCTGTGCTTGTTTTCTGCGTTGTTTTTCCTTCAAGCATAGCAGCTGGTGCCTTTCTGGGCCGCTGGCAATCACTTCATCGAGCTCGGCTTTGGTCATGGTTGCCAACTGGTCTTGCGGAATATCGGCGTCTATCAACCTGCCTGACTCCAAGGTGTTGGGGCCAAGCGGCTTAGGTTGGTCAACAACACCTTCAACAACACCTTCAACAACAGGCGTAACAACAGGCGTAACAACAGGCGTAACAACAGGCGTAACAACAGGCGTAACAACAGGCGTAACAACAGGCGTAACAACACCTTCTTCGACCCTGGTTGACTGGTTTGCGAACAATGAGGGTCCGACCTGCTTGATCTGCCCGTCTCTGACGAGTTTTTTCAGAGCCCTGAAAACGGCGTTTTGGCTGACGCCGAGTTTGTCAGCCATATCGTAGGTCACGATTTTGGTAGGTTCGGTAGCTGAGGTGATCAGCTCCAATAGTGCTTCTCTTGTAGTCATTTTCTTTTTTTGGTGGTTGACACTCTGAAGCCGGTGAGCGATGCTCATCCCGGTTTCATAATCAGTCACCACCGTAGGCCAAAGGCTCTCACTTGTCTAGGCCTACGGTTTAATTTTTCATCTTGGCGTTGCTCAACGCGAAGCGGGCCGCTTACTGAATTGGCTGGGGAGTCTTCGGTGAGCGGCCTTTTTTTTGTGGACAAATTTCATGGGATCACCGAGGCTAACAGTGTTGGAGAGATCCAATGGAGGTCGTTCGTTTCGGCCCTGGGAGAGGGACACCCAGGGCCTTTTTCTTGACTAAGGCAAGGGGGTCAAGCACTTTGGTTTTGATGGACAAGATTTTGGTGTTAGGCAATGGGTATGTTGGCCAGGAGTTTTTGAAGCAGCTTGGTCAGCGAGGCATTGGGCTTACCAGGGAGCACATGGACTTCTGTGATTCTCAACGTGTGTTTAATTTCCTGGAAAAGCATTCAGAGATTGAAGCCGTGATCAACGCGGCGGGTTACATTGGGAAGCCGAACGTTGATGCATGCGAGGACAACAAGATCGAGTGTTTTCGTTCCAACGTTGTTCTTCCGTTGGCGGTATCTGACGCGTGTGAGAAGGCTGGCATTCCGATGGGGCATGTTTCGACTGGATGTATTTACGATGGCCCCGGCACCTTCACGGAGGAGGATCCCCCTAATTTCACGTTTCGGACTGGCTCCAGTTTTTATTCTGGGTGCAAGGCGCAGGCGGAGGAGCTACTTCTAGGCAAGCAAGTATGGATGTGGCGGATCAGGATTCCGTTTGATGGCAGCAACAACCCAAGGAACTTCTTAATGAAGATCCTGGGGTATGACAAGTTGGTGGAGGTTCCTAATTCATTGAGTCATTTAGGGGAGGCTGTGACGGCGGCGCTTCAATGCATTACGAAGAACGTGCCTTGCGGGATTTACAACGTGGTGAACACTGGGGCTGTGCGGCCGAGTGAGATTGTCGGGTTATTCAAGGATGCTGGCGCTTACTCGAACAAGAAGTGGAAGTATTGGTTTAGCGAGAGAGAGTATCGTGAGCAATGTTTTGCGCCCAGGAGTCAGTGCATTTTATCGAACCGGAAGATCAGGAGTTACGGTATTGATGTGTCGGAGACTTACGCGTTGATCAAGGACTGCATCAAGTGGATGAACGTGGTGCCATCGGATTCCGTGTAACGGCTTCTCATTTTGTTGCTGGCGGCGAGATCAGGCGTGGCAAGGTAGTCAGAGCGGCTCCGATAATTCGCTACATGAGGGGTTGGTCGGGAAGAGAGGTGAAGGCGTATTGCGACAAAAAGGGCTGGAGGGTTGAACGTTGTTGACAAGGGGTTCCTTGCTCGTAATCTCTTTGGATGAACGCGCAAGTAACATGGAACTACAAGGCATCGGACGAGCAATTCATTGCTCAATTCAAGGTTAGGCACCGCATTCAAGGTGCTCCGACCTGGGTGGAGACATCAGTGGCGAAGACTGACAGGCTGAAAATGATTGCTGGGTTAAACGTGAACGAGACCTATGAGGTGGAGGTTGCGGCGATTGACGCTCAATTCAACGAGAGTGTGCCGGCCCAGGGCGTTATTACGCTCGTGATTCCCGCTCCCACGAACCTTCAGATTATTCAGGTCTGATCTTCCAAGGCCCTTTGTTCTGATGCCAGGCAGACGTAACCTGTCTGGCATCTTATTTCCGAGTCTTCCATGGACTGGGCTCCGCAAGCAGGGCAAGGATTTTTCCAGATCTGTTTAATTACGGCTTCGGGGGTGTCGGGCTGACGGTCTGGCATGGGCAGTGCGTTCATGACAGTGTCGTTCTGCGTGTTTGGAGCAAGATTTTGGTCGCGAATTGATGAGTATAGCTCCTGTATGGAGTGACTTTTCCGATGATGCGGTCCATGTCTTTGCGTCTTCGGACATGGATTTCCGTTATTTTGGTGACGGTTCCCATCTTCTTGGCCTGCAGGAAGAACTGGTATTTGGCTTTTTCCCTTGTTTCGCCGATCATGATAGCTGACTGATTGGCGAACCGATGGCTTCTGGCAGGCCCGAACCAAACTTCAAACGCTTTCACGGCATCTTTGGCATGGGCATGAAGTGAGTTGGGCGTCTGTCGCCAGGTGCCCCGATGACAGAGAATTCATTGACCGTGTAGGTGTAGCGCCCAACTTCCGGGTGTCGCATTCCAGGGAACGCCAAGAGCAGCGGGACGATGTCCATGGAGTCCGAAAAGCACTCTGGGTGCTCGAGTATTTCGTGAGCAGGTATCCAATCCATGAAAAAAGTTTCGCACAAAGCGCTTGACTGTTCAAGCGGAAAGGTTATTTTGGTCATCGATGACTGAACAAATGGATTTGGAGCTTGGAGAGGCGCTGAAGAAGCGGGGAATGGAGTTAGCGGCGATCAAGAGGCATGATGCCTTGAAGAGAGCCAGGGTGATTGCGGAGCGGTTGGCGCTTATTCAAACCACAGTGAGTGCTGATGACGTGATTGAAGCTCTGGAGGCCGAGGGAACGCCGGCGAGCGACCTAGGGAATGCTGCTGGATCCATTTTCAAGGGACGAAAGTGGGATTTCTGGGGTTGGCAGAAGAGCAGAAGGCGTTCGAACCACGCTAGAATCATTATGAAGTGGAGATTACTTCCATGAAAGCCCTTGCTGACTTGGATCCCATGCCGTTTGGCAAGCACAAGGGCAAGTTGATGCAGGAGGTGCCGGCCCCTTACCTTCATTATTTGTGGACTGCTCCGGATTTTGACGCAGACAGCCCTGTTGGGCGCTATATTCGCGAGAATCTCGGAGCATTATCCCAGGAGCATCCTGATGGGCTTTGGAAGCCTAGAACACGCGGCTCTTAAATGGCTTCGGTATCGCCGAAGATGCCAGATTGTGGCGTTAGAGCGCTGGGTTTTTGACCATGCTGGGCGCCCGGACGTGGTTGGGGTAAACCACAAGTGCTATGTTATTGAGATTGAGGTCAAGAGGACATGGAGTGACTTCAATGCTGACTCAAAGAAGCACAAAGTGAGCTTGATCCCGCCTACTAGGCAGCGTTATTATCTGGCCCCTCGCGAATTGGCGGAGAGAATCGCGTCATCCATGTCTGAGGTTCTTAAAGCCAGGGGCGAGGACTACGATTGGGGTGTAATAACTCCATTTGGAGATAAAATGAAAGTATATCGGAGATGTCAGGTGAATCCATTGGCCCGCAAGCTGACCAACAAACAGCTTTGGGGCATGATTTCGAAGATGTCTGGAACATTAGTCAAGCAACAAGAGCAAATAGACAGAGAGAAATGAAGAAATTAGTATCATTACTAGCATTAGCCGCGATGAGTGTTGCGGCGGACGGTTATTTAGAGGTTTTGACGGTCACGAGTTTCCAGGTGGAGGATTACTACCAACCTTTTGGGAACGTCAAAAAGAAAACGGAGACCCTGGCATTCAATCGCAATAGCTATTCGGAGTCCACGACCACCACGGATTATCAGTCTACTTCGTATTATGGGAGTCCCTGCTTCATCCAAGTCAATGTGCCGGCGAATTCGGTGCACCGTCGGGATTACTGGTGGGTTGGTGGAGCACCGTTGAGCCCACCATTTGGCGCTGGGGGTGGATGGATCAAGGAGTTCTATCTGAACGGTGTTTTTCAGGATGCCTGCACGAGCTCTTTCCCAGTGCAAACTCCTGGCGTGACTGACACTGCTGGATTTCGGGTTGAGGTGCCTACGTTTTGGCATCCTGCTGGAGCTCCACAACCTGGCATCAGCTTGCAATACACGGACTTTGAGACTCCGTTTTGGGTGGCTCAGTTGAGTGGAAGTCCATCGGTCTTGTATGACGTTAGGGTGGGGATTCGGGTTAAGTTCTTCGACACGGTTGGCTTTGCTCACAAGGTGCGTGATTGGCGTGACATTAGCCCATCGTCTGGCATGAACCAGGGTTGGTTTCAGGTCGAGATTCCCGGTGTTATTACCTTTGGGGGCAAGCCTACGACGATTGCTCCTGGGAGTGACAACACACTTGAGGCGACATGGACGACATGGGGCGGCCAGGCACTGAACATCACCCCGAATTTCTCGAGTTCAACGATCTTGAAGAACGCGAATGGAGCCAGGATAATTTGGTGCGACTTCGTTTACGCGTTACAGGATTAGGGTGGAACCTGGCAGGCATTTAAAAATTGATCCGAATAGGAAGGTCATTATCCCGGACAAGATTCCCCAGGCTCGTCCGGGAGCCTACCAGCCTCCTGATAGTGCCTACCATTTTACTGAAGGATGGCAAGAGAGAATGGCCAAGGTGTTAGCAATACAATACGAAAGAAGGAATAGGTTATGGCAAGAGACGGCAGCAAAGACAAAAAAACGAGCCAGGAATCGCAGAAACGCTGCTCGGCGTTGAACGATAAGATGCGAGGTGGGGTTCACTACAAAGGGATGGTCATTGAACCAATGGAGTATGCAATCAAGAACGGGCTTTGGTGGGCTGAGGGGGAGATCATCAAGTATGTTTCAAGGTGGCGCAATAAGGGCGGTATCGATGATCTGGAAAAGGCAAAGCATGTATTGGAGGCCTTGATCGATTCAGAGAGTTCTCGATGAAGATCGTTGTTACTAGCGGCTACAGGGTTGGGAGCACCTGGTGTTACAACATACTCCGTGAGCTCATGGGCGTGCCTGGTGGGTTCGCAACGGATGGCGACATCGACCAGCAGTTAAGGAGGCCAAATGACAACGTCATCAAGATTCACTTATGGAGGCCGATTTTTCTGCCTGAAGAGCACATCAGGGTTGTGTGCCCTTTCCGTGAAGCAACAAGTCAAGCTGCCAGTCTACTCAAGGTGGGCAGGAAGCCTAGGGATGCAGCCATTCAACTGATATTGTCGCAGGAGTATGAGGCGTGGCTATATCAGCACAGGCAATGGTTCTATGATGTGCTGTTGCTTAGATACAACGAAATAGAATCAGATCCTGTTGCTACTGCTACCAAACTAGCTGGCATCACCGGCATGAAGATCCCGGAAAAGGCTATCAAGAAGGTGGCAAAGAAATGGGGAAAGGAAGCGACGGCAAAATATTGTGCTTCCATGAGTGGCCCCTTTGACGGGATAACGTTCTTCCGCAAGAATCACATCACTAACAGCAAGCCAAGGGATGTCCCAGAAACGTTCTGGAGCATCTACAACAAAATGAGAGCAAGATAAGGTTATGCCAGAAACACTATTCAGCACGCAGCAGGACGGCGTCGATGTCACAGTGACCAGGTTTGACGACGGAAGCATTTCAACGTTCATGAAAGGTCCACCGCCGAAAACGGAGCCGGAGCCGGAGCCGGAGCCGGAGCCGGATGTGAGGACAGTGTTTGAGCTCCCCGCTGAGTCGAACAGAGTGTGGCCGGACGTAAACAGGCGGTTGTTATCAGGCCCGGCAACAATAAAGCTTCAGCCCGGTGTCAGGCATAGCCGGCTTGATGTTTACCGCAAAATAGAATCCGCCTACTTACTGACGATTCAGGGGCCTGGAGTGATCGATACGATTCGTTCTCAGAACAGTCAGGGGAGGGATGTGTCGAACGTCACTATTGAGAATCTGACGGTAGAGTGCCCGGATGGGAAGATCATATCAATTAGCGGCAGCAATTGGACGATCTGGAAAGTCAAGGCTTTCCATATGGCAGGCGCGACCGATGGGCCTGGCATCTATGTGGTTCCAACGGCTTCAGCTCCTGAGGGGAGTAGCGAGCCGGCGCCCAGGTTGAGGAATATTGTCATCACGCAATGCGAGATCGGGCCAACGCATGGTGAGGCGATTTACATTGGTGGGGCTGCGCAGGAAGGCAACGGAGAACCGCATGCCAATATCATTGTAAGCCACAATGTGATTGTTGCTCCAGGTGAGTTTGGCGGTCAGCCAGATGCGATTGATGTGAAGGTGGTAGACGAGATCATTGTCACAGACAATCGAATTGAAGGCATGGACGGAAAGGGCCAGGGGCGAGCCATCGTGACCCAGGGGTGTAAAGGGCTGAAGATTGAGCACAATGCTATCCATAATTGCGACAACTGTGAAGATGGCTGGATTGCAGTGAACAACACGTGGAGGACGGCTGAGTGGGTAAGGATCACGGGCAACAGCATACTTGGGTGCACTGGAATAAGGCGTGGGGCTGTTGTGATATACGCGGCTAACCGACCTGTGGCATTCCATGAGAATGAGTTTCGCGGAAACGATGGCCCGAATCTTTATGCTGCCCCAGGTGTTGTCATTGAAGGCCAGGAACAGCCGCCACCGCCACCTCCTCCACCACCGCCCACTGGGGACACAGTGGAGTTAGCCAGAGCTGAAGATCTTCCTGGGCTGGCGGCGCAAATGAAGCCAGGGCAGACAATTGTAGTCCCGAATGGAATGGTTCTTCCCAAGACCGTGCTTTACGATGTTGCTGGAGAGGAGGGCAAGCCTATCACGATCAGGTCTGCCACCTATCTTGGGGCGCAGTTCAGGACGAATGGTGAGCCCCATGACACACGCCAGCCAGGGCCTGTCTTGTCACTTGGGGCGAGCTGCAGCCATGTCGTGGTTGAGGGATTCGAGGTAAGCAGCACTGTCTCAGATATGGATCGCATTTTGAAGGATCATTATTTCGGCCAGGCTCCTCCAGGCACAGTGTCTCCGCTGCCTGTAGCTGCCATCGGCAATTACGGCAGGCATAACACGATCATTGGGTGTTACCTGCATGATTGCCTTTCTGGTTACGGGCAGTTCGGCCGCGCTCCCTATGGCAACAGGGTTGCTCATTGCATCATCATGAATAATGGCGGCCTTGATCCGAACGGAGACTCAGGGCATGGGCTCTACATTCAGAACAACAGAAGCTATGAGCCCACTGTTATTGAGGGGAATGCAGTGCTAGGGAACTTCGATCTTGCCTTGCAGTTTTATGGAAGCAGTCAGTCCGGTTTGGATGGGCTTAGGCTATTGTCAAACGCATTCTATCGCAATGGCGTTGTGATCGGGTCTACGGGGCAACCCGTCACCAACATCAATGTTGCGGACAACCTTTTTTACAATTGCTCTTTTAGGCTTGGCTACACGTGGGGGCGCAGGGAAGGTCAAGCTGAGAACAGTGTCGGCATAGTGTCTGACAACCATTTCATTGCCGGAACGATCGGGTCTGCCGCCCCAACTGGCCCTTTGGTCAACATCTTGTATTGGGATAATCTTTCGGTGAATCGCAATGTGATGCGAAGAGTTTCGGACAGGCCTTGCCTCAGGTTGTTTGCAAGGCGTGGGGCCTCCGAGTTCAGGAACATCGCGTTCCGTGACAACCGGCTAACAGAGCCTATTGTCAAGGTGATCCATGAGGGTAGCACACAGTTCGGAGAGCGAATAGACCTAGGTGCTTTAGAACAGTTGGCGCCTGATAAATCCAGAGGAAATGCAATCCCTGATCACGCTCAGTTCTCGAGGGAATCGTCAACTAATGGGTGGACGACCGTGATTTCAACTGCGGGCGGGATAGGTTCCGGGAGTGCTTGGAATCCTTTTGCGACAACGGTAATGAGGCAGCTCCCACTGATTGATCAAGAGTTGGTTCCAGACGCAGTTGACTGGTATGATGAAACTCCGTTTCACGCAAGCATTAGGAAGGTGTCATGATAACAGGTGTTCCATCGAGGGAAGAGATTCTCAGGATTGTGGCAAATAGGTCGGACTTGATTGCGCCGCCAGCTAAGCCCGAGGATCCTGATGCTATTGAAAAGGAGCAGAAGCGCAAGTGGAAGAAGCGGGTCTACGGTGAGCGACTCGATCAAGGGCTTTGCGTCCAATGTGGTGGCGAGAAAGAGTCGGATGCTGAGCGAAAAACCTGTTTGAGGTGCCGGCTCAAGAACAAGGCGGAGAGGGATCGGAGGCACGCCAAGTATGCGAAGATTGGAAAGTGTTCTTGTGGGCGCGACAAGGAAGCCACGGCTAGTCACTGTGGAACCTGCATGATGCGGTTTCGGGAGCGAAGGAGAAAGCGAATCAGGAAGCTGCTTGCTCAGGGCAAGTGTTCGACTTGCGGCGGCAAAAAGGGGTTGCCCCATATGTCAACGTGCCAATCTTGTCTAGACAAGCGAGAGGCAGGAAGGCGACGGAGGTTGGATCAAGCTAACGAGAGGCGCAAGAAGGCGTTGACGCTCAGGGTTGCGTGAGATACGCTGAGTCAGCGCCTGGAACTCATTGGCGCGGTTTGGTTGTTAGGGTTGGCCCTCCTGGTGAAAGCTGGGAGGGCTTCCTTATTCGGGGTTTCTGGTGACAGAAACTGCTTTAGGGCCTTTTGGGGAATCAATGACCTCTGCTAGAACTCGTTCGCCTTCATTCAAGGTTTTGAATCCCTGGGCAGTGATTGTCGAGTGATGCACGAAGACATCTTTTTTTCCACATTGAAGGAAGCCGTAGCCCTTCTTGTTGTCGAACCATTTCACGATACAATATTCGCTCATAAGTCATTGCCAGTTTGGCTGGCATCGTGAGCTTGTCAAGTCTTGCGCTTTGGTGGCTTCCCAGTTTTGAGCGACTTACCTGTTGATGCCTGGCAAATTCTAGCTGCTGACCCAGGAAGCTTCCCTTCTCGCTTCAGCTTATTGAAGCATCGTTCGACTTTAGTGCCTTTGGGCATTACAGCTCGATGCTTTATTCTGGTTGAACGGCAGGCAGGATTCCCTCTGGGGACGAGGAAAAGGTTTCCGGTTCCGGGGCAGGCCCGTAACCAGGTCTAGGTTCTTTTCCGAAGTCATTGATCTTCCGCAAGTGGTCACTGATTGCCTCTTGATGTCCTCCTCTGGGAGCTGGATCGCCACCGGTTTGCTTCAGGAAGTCATCAAAGGTGTCCCCAGGCGCCCGTGATGGAGTGTCACTAAAGGTGCTTGGCGTTGCGATTGATTCGCCGCCCCGTCGTTGTGGTCCATTGTTTGGCATATCCTTTAACGATCATCTGGCTTGCCCGGCTTTTCAAGCTTTATTGGGATGACCCAGGTTTCGTCGAGGGCGGAAACTTCGACAGGAAAGTCAGCGAATGGTTGGCCGGTGTGGGCGTTTCTGAAGCAATCTCCGTCCCAGTAACCGATTGTTGAGAATCCATTAAACGGGCCTGGCATGTTTGGTTCTGAAAATGTGACCACCATTGCTCCGGTCTTCTCGGCAAGTCTTGACAGTGTGCGGGTGTTAAACCGGGATTGCGGTTTTTCGCCATTCATGATAAACAGATGTCATGGTATTTCAGCCAAACTGTCCGCTCTGTGCGTGTGCGGAGAGCCATCCGCGCTACAGCGTAGTGCCGAATGTGCGGCAATGCAATCACTGTGGACTCGTGTATGCGCAATCGAATGCGGTCAGGGATTTCATAGGGTTCTACCAGGATTACGGGGATGACGGGAGCCACATGGCATGGCCAGGAATTGACAAGGTAAATGACTCGGCGTTGCGGCGTTACGATTTCATCAGGGACCTCAAGGAGAGAGGTGTCGGGCCTGAGCTCGGGCATGGTGGTGCGCTTGATGTTGGATGTGGGTGGGGCGCTTTCATGCTTACGTTGAGGGACGAGGGCATGGATGTTTCCGGTATTGAGATTTGTCGCAAGATGGCATTTCGAGGAAGGGAGTCACTTGGGCTCAAGATATCTACGGATCCGATCGAGGATTGTCCTGAAACAGGGTTTGACGTGATTTCAATGATGCACGTTTTTGAACACATGCCGAAACCGCTTGAGGCTCTCAACCAGGTCATTCGCAGACTTCGGCCTGGCGGGTGGTTCATTGGGATAGTTCCGAATTTCGAATCCTACTGCTCGAAGACTTTGGGCAAGGATTGGTATTGGCTAGACGCGAACTACCACTACGTTCACTACACTAAGGATACCTTGGAGGCTGCTTTGGGAATGGCTGGCTTCGGGCGCATGTCGTTTTGGACAAGCATCGGAGATTACACCAGGAGCGAGGTGTCCAGGGTTGTTGCGAGCGTTAATCCGGATGTGAAACCTGAAGCTGTGGTGGATTTCGTTAATCAACTTGAAGTGCGTGGGCTAGGAGAGGAACTCAGGTTCGTAGCCCAGAAATGAAAAGAATAGACCGTCAGATTATGAGCCTGAAGCAAAGGCTGGAGCATTTGGAGTTCGTGAAAAAGCAGGCTACCAAGCGGGCCAAAACTCGCGAGCAGGCCTTAGCCAAGCGCATTGCTTCGCGAAAGGCCAGGGTGATAGCTATGAGGCGCACCGGCATGTCCATCCGTGCAATTGCGTCAAACATGGCTGTGTCTCCTGCGACTGTGTTCAATGACCTCAAGTAATGACGGTTCGCGTATCAGGCGATAAAAAGCTTAGGGTTGTAGTGGTCACAGAAGGCTGTGAGGTTCCTGTGTTGGTCAGAGCGGGGTTTGTGGGTGGGCACCGGAGGGTTTACGAGACCACATGTGCGGTGGCTTTACCGCTGGCCAGGTTCGCCAGGCTCAAGGCTAAGCTGGAATCCATTAGTCTAGGGACATCTGAAACTGGTGGCTGGCTATTGCCAACCGCTGAATTCAAGAAGCTGAAGAAAGTTGATGGGATTACCCCTGAGCTTTGGTTGAAGTGGAATGGCAAGATGGAGCAAGAGTCTGCAGAAAAGGTCAGGAAGGCCTATATGTCTGGTGTTAGCAACCCGTTTGTGGTGAAGCTATTCAATGAAGCCAGTGCGTGGAAGGTTGAGGAGGTGTCTTATTTTTGGGCCTTATTCCAGCGGATTGCTTTGACATGGCTGTTGCAGGGCAAGGTCTTGGATCTCGGGTTCTGCAAGCTTGGACTACTGCCTTACCGGCCTCACTGGAAGGAGTTGATGGCACGCAGCCACAGGAATGTCCCCAAGGCATGCTCGAATGAAAGGGAGTTCATTGATTCAGGGTTGGCTGATCGCTTGCTATCGCGTCAGCTGATAGCAATGGATCCCGAGGACAAGACGGCATCTCCTAACCTGGAGTGTGTTCCGACTGACCTTTGGCGCAAAGCGAGCAAGGGCGCCGAGAAGGCTAGACTCGATAAGCTAGGGGTTGTAGGTTATGCGGGCGATGTTGCGAAGCGGATCCAAAGTGCTAGAGAGTTTGCTCGAGTCGCGCTGCGAACCTGGTGTAGTAGAGCGTTGTTGCCTTTTGCTCGTGTTTCTAAAGTTGGTCTTACGGCTGGGCATCGAATTTTTCCGGACAAAAAATCGCCTAGATCTTTGTCGGGCAATATGGAGGGCGTCACCAACGATATTGTTATCTCTGAGCCCAAGATTCTTCAAGCGCAACCATCCCTCAGGGAGCTTATCGACTCAAAGGTTAGCAGCGTGCTCCAGCTGCCGGATGCTGAACACTGATCTTCTTTCTTGCGGGACGCCTGGCAGTTACATCGATGGTGAGCGTCAAGGGTGTTGGTGCTTTATGCCTTTCGCCGTAACGGATCGCTCAAAAAACTGCTGGGCATGGGAAGCGGCCGACGGAGTCCCAACTTTTGGCTGGCCCGAAGCATTGAATGGGGGCTATCTTGAAGATCATGACGGAAACACATCTAGAACCTCCTGAGCCAACTAAAGGGCGAGAGAAGGAAATCGATATAGATTCCGTGGTCGCTGAAGCGTTACCCGCTCCCATGACGGAAGCGGAGGCTCAACAAGTTTGCGCGGCCTTGAAGCTGAAGGGCTCTGGACTAACGAGGTTCAGGGCAGCCAGGGGGATGGCTGGTGAATTGCAAGCGATTGGCCTCCACAGGATAGGGGTTACTGAGCATGTCTTCTCGAATGCGAACAGGGACGAATTGCTGCGCAAGTGTCGCAAACGCCGCAATAAAGCTGATCGCGAAGATGAAGACGAAAGGTTTCTGGCTTTCGCTGAGCTAGAGGCTAGATTATGGAGAGACCGTGATGAAGCGGTAGGCAACATCTTGAAGATCCATGCGACGGATCCAAGTAATCAGCCCAAGCTTGAGTCGTTTAGGGATGGGCCGGCGAAGGGAGTTGCCATTCAGATCAACAATGTAGCGAAAGGATCTTAATGCCTCTTTACGAACCAGATATCACGCATCCAAATGTTACGGATGTCGGGCCAGCAAGCAATGGGGGGACGGCTACGGCTACACCGGCTGCACTGACTGGGGACGACATTCAGCTCAAGAATGGGGTCAGGATTTCAAACGAGAGCGCTGATGAAGCGTTGCTGGTGTATGCCCCAAGTGCTCCAGATGGTTGCTGGGTGCACGCAGATACTGAACAATGGTTTCCGGCCGGCAGGCTATCCGACCTCAGGGTTGCCAGGGCCGGGAGCGTTGACGTAGCTTACAGCTACTATGCGGACTGATGCCACGCATTGTATTACCAGGGCAGACCTTAACGAGGGCGCTCCCGTTATTTAGGAGCGCTAGGAAAAGGGGTGGGCTAATTGAGCTCGAGGCTGTCACCGGATGCTCAGCGGGGCCGACTTACCATTGGAGGGCTGATACTCTTGACCCGTTAATTCCCGACCAAACGGAGCTCACCAAGCCCACATATGGCTGGGTTGACAGGATCGCCAGCAATGAGGCCTTCAACAATACGGCTGGATTCGGGCCTATTTACATGCAGGCGTCAGGTTCCGGAGGGTCTTCCCCATTTGATGCGCCATGCATTTACTTTAATGGTCCAAACACCTCGACGTTCACGAACGCCAGGCAGTTCGCTACACTTGACACCAATATCGCTCTGACAAACCCCAACTACTCATGCCTAGTTATTGGGCGAGTGGTTCAGGCAGGATCTCTTCTTGGTGACGCCAATCTGACGATCAATACGTCACACATGGTGTTCCAAGATCCAACGCAAGAGGTGATCGGGCTAAGCGGAAGCTCGGCATCGATTACCTACAACAATGTTTCGAATGGAGACGCGCCACCCCTGAACTCCTACCTAGCTGTTGCTGTTGGGGGAGAGAATGGTGGAGGCAACGGGTCAGCTTACCAGAACAACAGGCTGACAGCTAATGCTGAAGGCACATTCAATCAGACCTTAACGCTTACAAGGCTTGGAAGGGATCGCGTCAGTTATGGCTCGGTTCCTTTTGCTGAGTGGTATTGCCTAGACATCGCCGTCTATGAGACTACTGCTTTGACAAGGGCCTGCATGGCTGCCATTTACGAAGAGTATGTGAAGCCTCGCTATCCATTTGTCACTGACATTTGATAAGTGTTAAGATGATTGAATGGAGACTCATTTACCATGCTCTGAGACCGAACGTTTCGAGCGGATCGAAAAGGAGCTTAAAGCTTTGCAGGTTAAGGTGACGGCTCTAGAGAATATGCAAAGGGATGTAGGGGAAATCAGGAAGGTCATAATAGGCAATGGCGATCCCGCGAAATCTCACGTTGTCGCTATTGATCGCTTGGTGACTTGGGCTGCCAGCATGAAAAAGTTCATGTGGGCGGTCGGCATTTTGATTTTAGGTCTGGCAGTCAAGGAGGCCTACACTACAATCACGGCTGGCCCTCGTGCTTTGGAGGCAATTGAGGAAGGGGTTTCCAAGCAACAACAACAAATCGATCAGTTGATAAAAGTAATCGAAAAAAAGCCATGACCAAGGATCTTGGGGCAGGGCAAACACAGGGAAGAAAATGACATTTGCACCAAAAACAGTAGTTGTCAGCGCCGATTACAACGCATTCGTTTCCGATCGGGTTATCGCTGTCCGGACCTCTCAAGGTGCCATCACGGTAAGGATTCCACCCAACGCACCTCCTGGGTCAAGCTGGTTTGTGGTTGATGCGGATGGCCAGGCTGGCGCGAACAACATCACGATCGAAGCCTTTGTTCCAGCCGACACGATATCTGGCGCCGCTAGTGTTGCGATCTCCACGAACTACGGTGCGAAGCAAATTGTGCCAGCTAATGGTGTCCTGATTGATGCTGCGCTAGGCGGTGCCGGGGCGTCAATGACTGCCGGCGAGATTGAGGCGATCGTGAACCATGACAATCTGTTGGGGTTCGTGGGTGCCGAGCACGTGGACTGGGCGCAAGAGGATCAGGGTGACATTCATGGAACCAACATTGCGGTTGCCGACATTGAGACCGAGGCGGGGACCAGTTATACGCTCGTTTTGGCCGACCATGGCAAGGTCAAGCGGTTTACTGCCGGGACTACGGTAACGCTTACGATCCCAACAAATGCCGTCGCCGCTTTCGCTATCGGGACATGCATTGAGATACTTCAATCCGGTGCTGGACAGGTTCAGGTTTCCGGGGCAGGGGTCACGATCCAATCAGCGAACGGAGCGAATTTGAGAGCGCAACATGCGATTGCGACTCTAACGAAGATTGACACAGACACCTGGGTCATAGCTGGAGACACAGCATAAACCATGAGACGGCTAAGCAGGCGCGGCGGGATTCATTCCGGTGACGTGTTCGACCTTACGGCGAGCGCCATCGGGATGTATTCTGTATCCAGAAGGTTGGATCCAGCGTATTCAGCGTCATTGATTCGAATCCGACGAAGTCTTGATAACAATGAGCTAGACGTTGGATTTGATGGGGTTGGAAACCTAGACACAGCTGCCATTCTGGCCTTCACTGGCACCGGGCCTACCGACCAGGCTTGGATTACTACCGTCTACTCTCAGAACTTATTCCAGCCCAACCTTGTTCAGGCAACATTTTCACTACAGCCAGGCATCGTTGATGTTGGGGCAATCTTAACGTCATCCACCGGGAAACCCTGCGCCAGGTTTGATGGGTCAATGGGTCTTCAAACAACCAACTTTACTGGCCTATTGGCTCAGCCGAATACCTTGTGGTGGGTGGGATCTTTGGATACCTGGGTCATCGCTAGGGGAATCATGGATGGCAATGATCTGACGAATCGGAACGCGCTTATTACGGCTGGCGTGACGCCGAGGATCGATCAGTTCGCCGGGTCTTCAGTTAATGCTAACACAGGGCTTTCCATTGGGACAGCGGCCATAGTGTCAGCTGGCTTTAATGGAGCCAGCTCGTTCACCAGGGTTGACAACAACGCTAAGGTGACTGGGGGGAATCCAGGAGCGGCCGGAATTGATGGCTTAACGGTTGGCGCAAATGCAATCTTGGGTGCAGGGACAATTCAGTCATTTCATGAGGCGTTCGTGATCAACACGGTTAGCACACCAGACGAGGATGGGCGCCTAGACAATATAAACGCTTACTACGGAATCTATTAGTCATGCCAAGAGGATCAGTATTACCCACGCCCGGCCCTGCGGGGACGGCAGAAGCATTGTCCGCCCAGCTGATGCAGGAGCTCCAAACGCCTGCAACCATAGCCGATCCTGACACGATCACGCGATTCAGGTATGCGCCGGCTAGGCAGATTCCTGGGCCTCCTCATGCGATTGGGCTATTCATTGAAAACTTCGCGGAGGTCGAAGCTGCCTGGGCTGCCGGCGGGGTCAAGCCACCTGGAATCCCGGACTTTGTTTTTGCTGGGACAATGCTTCCGGAGGCAGCCGCAAGAGCTGCTAACTGGGATTACGTGGATACCGCAGTGTGAGAAGATTGCCCAGAAGGGGCGGATTGCATTCGCCCAGGCTGTTCGATTATTCCCAGAATGCCTATGCCCTGTGGTCTGTCGCTCGCCGGCTTAATCCGCTTTCAAATGGCCCATTGATCAGGGTTCGGAGATCCTCTGACAATGCGGAGCAGAACATTCCACAAACTCCTGACTGGCGACTAGATACCGCCAACCTTCTTTCGTTTGTTGGCACCGGGCCTACCGATAACGGCTTCATTGTAACGGTCATTGGGCAGATAGTCTCGTCAGCCAATCTTGAGCAGCCGACAATGGCGTTGCAGCCAGCCATTGTTTCCGGTGGGGTGGTGGTCAGGAATGCCGAAGGGGAGCCTGCTTGCTCGTTTGGAGGCACGCATTCCCTTCAGTCAACTGCCTTTGTAGCCGGGACACTGGCACAGCCCAATACTCTTTGGCTTGTTTGGCAGCATGACACCTGGGTTATTTCTCGCGGCATTCTGGATGGCAGAGACGCGACGAACAGGCAGTTGATTTGGACTCAGGGCGTGTCTCCAAGGATTGACCAATATGCCGGGGCGTCCGCTAACGCTAACACGGATATGGCGATCGCGTCATCCTCGATTATCTCAGCGGGGTTTGATGGGGCGAGTTCATTCTTGCGCGTTGACAACAATGCCAAGGTAACTGGTGGAAACCCAGGGACTAACGGGCTTGCTGGCGTCACGATAGGTGCGAATTACTTGCATGGAGCCGGCGCGATCGGCAAGTTTTCCGAGTGCCACGTAATAGACACGATTGACGCCACGGACGAGGAAGACCGCCTGGAGGGCACGAATGGCTTTTATGGGGTGTTCTAGCTTGACAGGGTTGTTGGTTGGCCTACTTTTGGGGGATATGAATAACGTAACCGTCGCAAACGCCAACTTCAACAACATCACGTTGCCTCCAAATGGCTTCCGAACAGGCAACTCACCGACCCAGGCGCAATTCGAAGCAGATACCCTGTGGAAGCTTGCCTTCAGTTTCACGTGCGGCATTTGGAATCCGGCGAACCCTGTTTATTTCAACGCGGGACAGGTTCCGACTCCTCCCAATGTCGCCTACGCTGGGCAAACGGACGGTCTCAAGCAAGAGCTCGAGACGATCCCTGACGGAACCGATTTGTATCTGGCTACGCTGTCAGTTGGCAGCCGGAAAGACGGGTTTGGCGCGAGCAAGATCCTGATCGATTTTTACGTGGATGATGTCGTTTGCCAAACTACGGTTCATCCGATTGCCCAGGGCAGTGGTAATTTCGAACCCGTTGCCGAGCATTACCTTGTCAAGCCGGCTGACATCGGCGAGAAGATTTCCGTTGGCTTCCGTGCTCCGGGGCAAGGTGCGCTTCAGGTCGCTGTTGGGTTGGTCGAAGTCGGGCGCTATTGCGAGTGTTAGGAAGGGCGATGAAGATGAAGGCTTTATGGGTATTGATCGCAGCTAGCCTTGTGGGCTGTGCGACGTTTGAGCAGAGCTCCAAGAAGACCATAGGGGCGACAGCTGAGACCGTTGATGCCGCGATGAAGGCATGGGCGGACTACTATGTTTCAGTGGAAGCTGAGGCTGAGACCTTAGCTTCAGCCGGATCGTTCACTAAATCGGCTCAGTTGCTTTCGGATCTCAAGGAGGATGAATTGAACGTCAGAAACGCCTACGGCGATTACCAGTCTGCCATGCAGGCAGCTGAGGCTGCCTGGCAGATCTACAAAACGGCGCGTGATTCTGGAGGCGGAGACAAGAGCTCAGTTGATCGCGCCCTCCTTTCCCTATCTGAATCATCCGCTTCCATCCTGGCAATCGTTAGCGCTATAGTTACCGCATTATGACCCCACAAATGATCATGACCATTGCTCAGCTGGCCCTTAAATACGGACTGCCGGCCGCGCAAAAGATGTTCATGTTGTTTCGTGCTGACTCCATATCGGATCAGCAAATGGATGATTGGTTCAAGACAGCCCAGAAGGGCTACGACGATTACATCACTGAGGCTAGGGCAAAAAAGGGGCAGACTCAGCCAGCCCCATGATCAAGGCGTTCCAGGATGTGGCAAGGCTTGCGAAGACAACGCGGTTTTTGATTGCGTTGTCTGTTGTGGTTAGTTCCTGGGATCTGACCAAGGAAGAGAAGCTCGAGCCAGAGACATTCTCCACCCTGGTCTTGGCTGTGCTTGCGATGTATGTTCAATCCCGGAACATGGACAAGTCACAGGAGAACGGAAAGCATTATACGCCATGGCCAAATCCGGCCGATGGCAACCTACCGAGCGGGAAGTCATGAGCGCCAGCGGAGGTTGGCGTGAGGGTGTGTAAGTGGCCGGTCATTGTATCATCACAATGGCCGGCTCTTTTTCGTCGTTCCCGGTTTTATCCAGATCCTCGAGGAGGCCCCATGGCTCTTCTGAGGCAAGGAGATAGGACAACGAATCAAAAGGATGCCTGTGTTTTGATGGAGCGATTGGCTTAGCGCCACTTCCCGCCTTCAGTGATTTGAACATCTGGATTGTAGATTGGCATTTAGCCGAGATCAGCAACCTCCCCTCAAACAACAGTGTCTTGACTAAACGGATTCTGGTTTGGACTGACCCAGGAAATTTAGGGGCAGCATTGAATGCGATTCGGGCATCTGAATAGCTGTAGACCAGGTTTGCATCGTAGTTGTCTGCTCCACTGCGGTAGGAATTCAAGGCTTGCGAATCAGCCCAGTGAACCCACGGGATCTCGAGTATTGGTTTTCCGTCCGGGCCTACTCGCCCATTGATTGCCCGCTTCATCCAGAACTCGTAAAGCTCCAGGAATTCTTCCGTGAAGTCCTTGATTGAGACTTGCTCCTCCGGGTTGAGCTTGCAGCATTCGTCAAGGACAAGGAATGTCTGCCCATTAGCTGTCGAAACTTTTTCAACGATGTGTGCTGAATGATAGCGGTCTCCAAGATCCCATCCTGAAAGAAGTTGGGAGCAGTTATCTGACGGCAGTAGGATTTCCCATTGATCCTCATCTAGAGCGTCTGTGTTACCCAGGACGTGGACGGCTGGCTTGAATTGGGTTTCGAACAAGGCGTCCTTCACTGCGTGAACCCATTTGCCCTCGATATATCGGGCGTAAAGATCAGGGTCGTAGACAAAGCGCTCCTTGAGGTCATTGACTTCTTCTTCGCTCAGATAGGGATTGTCCTCAATCATTATCTGGATTCGTTGGAGGTGGCGCTGAAGGTTTGGCTGGGGGCAGTCCTCCATTTCCAAGAATGAATACCAGAGCTTGTAGATCCAACTATCCGGCCCGTCGTCAGAAGGGTTTGTGTCGGCAAGCCACATGTGATCTTCGAATGCAATTGATGGCATGCGGAGCTGATCGCTAGTAATATCGAATACTAGCCTGTTCTTGAAATTTGAGAGCTCGGCAAAGTAGAACATCGAGAACCTTGTGCCTTTGGCAATGGATTCGACTTCCCTCTCGTTGTCAATGGAGTGGAGCTGAACCTCAGATTGTGTTCCATGAGAGTTTCTGACTTTGAAGTATTGCATTCTGGTGTTGGCATCCTGCTTTGGGCCGTAGGTTCCGTCAGATTTTCTGGTTGTGAACCGGATGCCGATCCCGGAATCGAACCATTCCGGAAGGATAATATCGATCAAGTCATTCCAGACTCCTCCCGACTTGGCATTGCGGAGTGTCTTAGTGAAAACTCCAACTCTACTGGGCACCTCCCACAAGTGCCGCGCTAAGCGATGAAGATTGGCAATGGATTTCCCGCTTTTCTTTGGACCGTCAACAAGAGTGTAGCGCTTCCTGGCGTTGAAGACTTCGAGTTGCTTTCCACAAATATCTGGATACCACCTACCGTTCGCGTCAACTGGCATGAAATCATTATCCCCTTGCCATTGGTTGGACTCAAGGGGATATTGAACAGGATGGGTCGCAAACCTGACACAAGAGCATCAGTTGAAATAGCAGCGTCGCAAAACGAAAACGGGACAGTAAATCTGGCGTTGATGGCTAAGAATCTAAGGCTCCATCGGTGCAGCGAGAGGTCTGTTCAGCATGTCATTGACAGGAATTCGGTGGCGGAAGTTACATGGGATGGTGTGCCATTGAGGTTGAGAGTTACCACCAGAATCATTGCAACAGTTACGGGGTCTGCCCCAATTGAGGCGAAGGCTATGCGGATGCGGATGCGAATCCTGGAGAAAACCCCACGGATAGGATGATAAAATTTGATCAACTAGAGAGGTTCGGTTTAACGCCAGAGCAGCTGAGACCCAAGTTCACTCCTGAGGGCAAGGTGCTTCAGGGGAAGCTCAAGACATTGCTCAATCTTCTTTGCTCAAGGAGTCGAGACGGCAGGGACAGCAACCTGAGTCAGTGGAGGACATGGTGGGCTATCGATATGGCTTACGATGCGCCGTTTCGCCAGATAACCCCCACTCTTATGCATGGGGCCTTACGTAGCTTGAAGGCCGGCAAGTCAAAGGAGGCGCTCGAGATCCTGAATGACCGACCCATGACCAACGCATTGGCGTCACGTGTCACCGAGGAGAAGTCTGAGAAGGAGCTAGACTTGCCCACCTTTAACGAGATCATAATCCCGCTTGTCCGAGCCTACCTGAACATCAGATGGAGCAAGCTGTTCGCTGATCGCGACCTTCACCCATTGCTGAAGTATGAGCCCGCAAAGAGCACCAGGCAGGACAGAATCAGGACTGAGATTATTACCGACAGGATTCGTTTCATGTCTGACCAGCTGGGCTATCGTGCGACGCTCAGGCAGATGATCTTTCATGCTCTGCATTACGGGACCATGCTGGCGTTCCCCGCAGAAGACTGGTTCACCGAGATTGCCAAGGAGATTGGTGAAGACGACTCGATTGAAGACAGGATTATCAAGGAGGGCTTGCGCTACAATATCCCGCACCCCAGCAGAACTTTCTACGACGATCGGTATCGTCTGGGAACGATCAACACCAATACCGGGGTTGAGTTTCTTGGGTATTGGCGGGTCGTTAGGTTCTCGGAGATCGAGGACAGTGAGACCTTCTTCAACAAGGATTCAGTATCGAAGAACACGGGAAGCATCCTTCCCAAGGGGGACATTCTTAGGCGCCAGATCTGCCCATGCACAATCAACCTTCCATCCTGTGATGATAACGGATTAGTCGCCAGGTCTGGCGCAGGGGAAAACGACAGGGAGTCTCGGGTGGGCTTCTTTTCGACAGAGGACAGGGATCAGGGAGTGGTCTTGACTGATCACTTCATGCGCCTAACGCCGAAGCAATGGGGCCTAGGGGATTACGATGCCCCGATTTGGATGCGGTTTGTTTTGGCGAATGACGACACGCCTCTTTACGTGGCTCCGATTCTATACACTCCTGCGGTTTACATGGGGTATGACGCCCACGAAGAGCGGAAGAATCCAGCCAGCCTGAGCCTTGAGTTGCTACCGTTTCAGGATCACATGAGCAACTTGTTGTCGCAGCAAATCCTGAGCGCAAAGAAGAATTTGGCGCAAGCAGTGTTCGTAAATTCGGATCTGGTAGCCCAGCAACACATCGAAGAACTCCAGAATCTTGGGGAGAAGTGGTATCGTTCCATCCCTTTCATCCCGTTTTCCGGACGGAAGGTAAGAATGTCACAGCAGGACATTCGAGAGGCATTTCACACTGTCAAGTTTCCATTATTCAACACCGTCGAGCTGCTCGGGGCTTTCCGGACACTGCTCGACATGGTGGAGCGAGTGCTCGTGTTCTCAGCCCAGGAGGTTGGGGCCGTTGCTGCGCATGAGCAGACAGCTGAAGAGGTCAGGGTGATCGGCAACAATGTGACCAACCGAATCGCCTTAACCGGTGGGTTCATTGATGACGGGATTGCGGCTTGGAAGAAGCAGCTTTATGACGGGTTGATGGCGTATGGGCAGGACACGGTGTATTCGCAGATTGCGACGGTTCATCCAGTGACTGCCGAAGCATTAGAGGAGGTTGGGTTCACTGTTTCTAGGGCGGCAGCAAACGAAGGGGAGAATGCGGAGATCGAGGGTCCCAAGGAAGCTCTTCTTCTCGAGGGGTTTGCCAGTTCGAGGGATGCTGATGACAGGACCTCAAACGCCGAAGTTGCCGTTTCGATGAGTCAGATTTTGATCCAACTGTTGTCGAATCCAATTACCGCAACAGCGATAGGCGCAGAACAAGCGATTGCTCTGACCAATCAGATTATTCGTATCGCTGGGCTGCCGAGAGATTTCACGCTCAGGGTAGCCAATCTTGAGCGAACCAGGCAACTGGAGCAAGTCGAACAGGGACAGGGCGGAGATGAGTTCCGTCAACAGTTAGCCCAGTTGGCCGAGGAAGTCCGGGCTGCTGCGGCCGGCGATGCTCAGGCGATTGTCGAACAGACCGTTGCTCCAGTGGCCGAGGCTGTTGCAGGGCAGCAGGAGATGCTTGAGACTGTTCCTGTCATTCAGAGCGCATTGGTGGAGATTTCCCAGAAGCTTGAACAAATAGTAAGGAGTGCCAGTGAAAACAGTTTGGGACGAGTTCAGCAGTCAGGACCGGGCAAAGCTCGAGAAGTTGTTTCGCTCGGAAGCGTTTGACCTTTTGTGTCAGGCTTTTTCAAGCCTGTCAGATGAGACAGGCATCGAGGCCGCGAACCTTTTGATTGAAGCTTCGCTTGAAGGTGCCACTGATCCCATGCAGATCGAAGACATTAAATTAGTTGCCAGAAAGGCAGCGAACTACCGGAAGGCGGAAATATTATTGTTGCAGATGCGCAGCGATGTCCTAGGATCTGATCAAAATCAGGACTAGTAAGCTATGCCAAAAGACGCAGGAACCCAGACCGAAGAAACAGCCTCACCCACCGCAAGCGCCCCGTCATTGCGAGACATGCTAGGAAGCCATCTCCTAAGGAAGGGAGAGGCATCGCCTAAACCCAGGGAAGACAAGCCGCAGATTCAGGTTGAGAAACTTGGGGATGATACCAAAGACACGCATGGAGCTACCCGCACGGAGTATGTTCACCAGGGAAAGCCAAATCAAGAGGAGGGAAGGCCAGACGATGAGGGTCGCAAGAAAGCCGCTGAGGCGCTAAAAGCCAGACTGTTCGGCCGGAAACCTCCCAAGGACGAGCCCGACACCAAGGAAGAGCCAGAAGAAGAGGAGGAGATCAAGGCCGATGACGCTGAGGCTGAAGAGGATGATGCGAAGTCTGCTGCCGCCGAGGAGGAAGAAGAAACCCCGCCTGTATCTCTAAGCGATATCACCAGGATTGCCACCGAAGCTGCGACTCGTGCGGTTTCCACACCAAAGGACACGCTCAAGCAAGAGTCAAAACTCTCTGAGATTCCAGAGGTTATCCAAGGCAACAGGAAGGCTGAGCGGACCTACTCTATTCTTCAAACCATGGCCAAAAAATGGCCGAGCGAATACTCAAGTCTTCCCACTCAGTTCCTTGAGGAGCTCACCTCCAAAAAGGACTATCGAACTCAGTGGCAGAAAGACAATCCTGGCAAGCGGTTTGATTGGAAGGATGATGAGCATGCTGACTTCCTGGATTCTATTGAAGTGCAGTATGACCCAGATGATTACGACGAGGCCAAGCTCAATGTGCTAAAGCCTAGTGGTTCCGACGAGTCCACACGAAGACTGCAGGAGTTAGAGGCCAAGTTGGTCAAACAGGAAGCAGATAAGAAAGCGGCAATGGTGATTGAGAGTGCTGCCAAGGAGTTTGCTTCCGGATTCAAAGTCAGTGCTGACTTGACTACTCGGGCCGGACGGTCAGCGGCTAAGGAGAATGGCGGGATCCTGGATCGGGTTGCTGCTGAGGTTGCAGAAGAGATGGACAAGCATCTCCGAGCAACCGTCGAAATTTACTCCGGATCGACCAGGTTCAACCCATCTGACCAAATCCACAAAACGCTAGCCCAGATTGAGAAATCACTGAATGATGCATTCGCAGCGTCACGGAAGTCCCAACGTGGCGGCAAGCAGTTTATGCGGACTGATGAGTTTGCCAGTCTTGTGAATCGCAACCCAGCGGCAGCCGACCAATATTGGACTGTCGGCGAGCAGGAAATGATTGCTGCGATTCAGGAAGAAGCAGTGGCCTTAGCTGGCAAACTAGCAAAATCTAGAGCGCAAGAGCTCGTCAAGCTTGCTAAATCACAAGGGCTGGACATTAACGAAGAGGCGCTTCTGTCCCCGCCTGCCGCCAAGAAGGGAGCAGAATCCCAGCAAAAACCCAAGAAATCCCCAGCCCCATCTACAACGTCTGGGTCAAAAATAGACTCAACCCCTGGAGCCACTGCAGACAATGAAAAGAGTTGGTCGGTTCAGTTGACCGACCGACTTTTCCAGAGGTAGTCTGTTTAGTAAAGCTGGTGCTATTGCTCGGTGGCGCCGCGACCTAAACAGATGCCAATTGGAAGCAATATTTTTTCAGAGGATGGACGTTGTGATGTAGCCATTGGGACATCCTTCGATTCATGTGGAACTGTGACTCGATGCGATGTCATTGGGGCTACGCCTTCGGAACTCTCTTCGATTTTCCAGGACGAGAACAACGATTTCCGTGACATGCAATCTCTCTTGCTTACGCAGCTTGAGATCAAGGCATGCGGGAGTCGGGTCAACGGACTGTTCGATTTCCTGATGGCGTCAGCTAGGAGCTTTTCCGGTTTCGTCACGAAGCGCCGGGTTCGGGGATCTCCCAGCCTAGTGGAGCCCTTCATCCTTGCGCAGCAGAAGTCGATTGTTAATGACGAATACTGGGCGGTCGTTGATGGTTCCGGGACTGCCGGCGCCTACACCGTTCAAGTGCTTTCCAGGCAGGGTGTTCCGTTGGACAATGCGTGGTTTGTGCCGGATACCAGGGTGTTCATCTTCAGTCGGACTGCCGGGGGCACGGCTACCCGCACTGCTTGGCGTGTCGTGACTGCTGTGGACAGCACGTTCGGTGGAAGTGCCACCACTCAGTTGACCATGGTGTCCGAGAACGCGGCTTCGAATTCGCCGGCGCCCAAGGTTGAATTCCCGACGACCGGCATTCTGGTTATCGGCACCAATAACGTGTCGGACTGGGAATCGTATTGCCACAATCGCCCGGCCCTCAACCCTAACCGGTCTGTTCCGTTCTGGGTGCAGACCAGTCGGTGGACGATGTGCGTGGATAGCCTCTATGAAGAGTGGTTCGCTAAGTTGATGGAGACCAACGAGTATTTTCGTCAATTCGGTGATGTCCCTGTCGCAGAGCGCAATAAGCAATACGGCATGCTTTTCCAGCGGGAGTGGCTCAATAGCTTCTTCTGGAACAAGGCTATCAGCGCCAATCAAACCTTGGCGAACTGGAAGTCATTGGAGCAGATCCAGACCTACGGAGGTTCTGATCTCTACATTCCGAACGAGTCTGTCTGTGTAGGATTCAGAGCCAACGCTGTCGGTGTTTACGAGCAGCTGCATGAGTGCGGCCAGGTCAATGACCTGCAAAACCAACAGCTGAATCTTGAGGAGCTTTTCAACGCGCTCTATCAGATCCATCGGTCTCGGTCGAACCAAGGCAAGTTGGCTGATTCGATCGATATCTACACGGATACGACCACGGCAGCCTTGATTCACCGGGCAATGATCCGCTACTACGACACCCAATATGAGGGGTTGGCGCGGTTCAACATTGCGATGGAGAGCGGCATGCACGGAGTTCTTGGATTCCGCTGGACGAGCTACCACCTCATCTTTCCGAAGGGCGTGACGATGAACATCATTTGCCACTTCTTCTTCGATGACATGGGCTCGGCGGCCGAAACCGAGGGCCTGACTAGCACGGCACGCTTCTTGTGGATCCTGGATCTTGGTGGCGGAATCTACCCTGGCATCATCGCATCTAATCGCAAGGTCTTCCGAACCGGCAAGCTCGAGGACTTGGCTAGGATCGATAGCGCGTATGCTTGCGTCATGGAGAACCCGACTCAGGAAGTGAGTCTTAACTCCGTAACCTGGACTGCAATCGTTGAATGTCCTCCGGACAACCTAATCGTTGAGAACTTCAGCGATGTCATTCCGGATCACACTGGCGAGAGCGGCGATTACACTGATCTCTACACGGCTGTTTAAGTCGGCCTGGGGACTGCGGCGGCCCGGTGGAATTGATTTTCTGCCGGGCCTTTTTTGATGGCACAACCGCAACCAGTGACGTAGTTTAAGTCCGATGGACACACGTTACTTCAAGAAGGAATGCCCAAGGACACGAGTGATGCTTTCACACGGGTCTCCCTTAGAGTTTGACGCAGCTGACGACAATTACGGGTATCTGGCAACGGCCAATGGTTACATTATCAATGAGCTCATGCAGCTCATGTCGCGTGGAGCAGGCGGAGTCAGCGAGATCACGGAAGCTGAATACCAGGAGTTCTTGAAAAAAAAAGCTCAGACACCGTTCGATCCAAGAGCTCTGCGAAATCGGGAAATGGTGGGGCCGGCCCATCTTGGCAACGTAAAGCCAAGGCAGCCAAACGCGGGTGCCGCCGTTGCGGTCACTGATATTAGGAACGGGCAGCCGTCAACAGGCCCAGCGGCCCCCCAGAAACCAGAGACTCTTGCAGTTGAAACGGAGTTCGTGGTGCCGAAGGTGGGCAAAGCATAATGATAAGCCCAGAACAGACCATTGAATACACGACTTACGCAGCGTTCAAGAATGCTGTAAGAGCGGTGATTTTTCCGGAGGGTTCTGGGGAGAGCATGGCTGCCGCCCACGACCTTTACTTCAAGAACGCTCTCACAAAACTCCAGACCTACAATGAGTGTTGGCGGTCCCTCCAGGTCAACTTCTACTACAAGGACCAGGCGTTTGATCATTGCGGGATGTCTTTGATCCACGCCCCGGTCAGAGCGAAGATCAACGCTGTCTATGCCTTCAAGCCTCTAGCTGGTTGCGAGAAGTTTTTCTACGATCATAAGACCTACCAGTTTGTTAGCTGTTGGGCGTCTGAAGACGGGTGCAGGTGGCAGAACCCTGACACAACGCTCTACACTGCTGGCTCTGAAGTGTGCTACCCGTATTACGCGTCTGGGGAGGACGAGCCAGATGACAGGTTCAAGTGCGCTTCCCGGTATTTCGCCACAGGACGAGGGGGTGAGGTCTACTTGGCTCCAAGATTCCCATGTGGCTATGTAGTAGCTGTTCACTGGGAAGGGATCCGATACAACTGGTCGGCAAATGATGCGATTCCCAATGACTCAGCGATCGAGAATTACGTTGGTCTTTCGATCAAGGCTGATGTCGCTCTCAGGGATCGCAAGAATCCTTCCTACGCCAGGGACCTCAGGGAGGAAGCCAACACTGCATTTGCTGACTTGATGTATTGGTGCAATGAGCATCGCAGGGTTCAGGCTGACAGGGATTGCAGTCAAGGATTAGATCCAGGGCAGCTGTCACAGATGTTCCCTCCAGTTTACCCACACCCTCAGGTTGACCTTGCCGAGGGCAACACCATCAATTCTTTCGACCCTAACGCGGTCGGGTTTGGATTTGGATAATGGCAGACACGATAAGAACACAAGCACAGATCCTGGCGTTGTTTCCTGACAACGTGACAAGGCAGATTAGCGCTCAGGATTTAAGGGACTTTGTTGTTTCTGTTTACAACGCGATAAACACGGCTGGATCAGGTATTGATCTGACTGCGCTTGAAACAGCTCTCGGTGAGCTGACCAACGTCAGCGCGGCAGTCACTGGGATAAATGACCTATCTGAGTTCACGGAGCTCGGTCAATTCAGGCCAACAGGCACCAGCAATGTCACTGTTGTTCACCCCGAGGCCTCCGTGAAGCGAGTGATTGACAACATCGTTGTGGCTAACACGTCAGGAAGTGCAGCAACATTCAGGATCATGGTTGACACCGATGGTGCGGCTTACTCTGAAGCCACGGCGATCGCATGGGATGTCGAACTGGCTGCCGGTTCGGTCGCTACTTTTGATGGACCAGTAATCCTATCTGGTTCCGGTGCGGTCGCAGTCAGGTCTAGTGTTGCCAATGCATTAACCTTTACATTTTACGGGAGGAAAGCATGAGCTTGACAATCACCCCACCACCGGTAAGCGTTGGCATTGCGGCTCAAACCACGGTTGATCCGGATTTTCAGATTGCTGCTTTTGGCGAGAAAATCATAACGTCGATCAAACCGTTAGTTCAGGCTTCGTTCACCTACACGCTTAATGCTCAGAACGTAACAGACGAGAGCTCCGGGTCTGGATCGACAGCAGTAGCGTCATCCATGCTGGAGGCTCATAGCGGGGCGGCTACGAGTTCTGTCGGGAGAGGGAGGAGTCGCCGCATCGCCAAATATGATGCCGGACAAGGTTCTGATTTTCGGTTCACCGCAGTTTTTGATACGCCAGCTTCAGGAAACAACCAGTATGCCGGCGCCTTTGATGTGGATAATGGCGTCATGTTTGGCTACCAGGGGACGACCTTTGGGATTTTCAGACGTTCAGCAACCGTTGACACGTTTGTTCCTCAAGCCTCATGGAATGTTGACCCGATGGACGGCACTGGCCCGAGTGGCGACACGCTTGACCAGCAGACCGGCAATGTCTACCGGATCCAAATGCAGTATCTTGGGTTTGGTGAGATCCAGTTTTATATTGAGCGCAATGATACTGGTGCGTTTTACCTGGTTCACAGGATCAAATACGCCAATCTCAATACCGCGCCATCTTTTGACAACCCATCATTCCCGCTTGCGATTGAGTCCAACAACACGAGTAACGCCACGGATGTAGTGGTTAAGTGTGCATCTTGGTTTGCTGGGCAGCAGGGGGTCTCTGGCGGGTTATTGGGGCCAAGATTCACAACGGACAATACTAAGACTGGTGTTGGCACCACGCTCACGAACATCTTTGCGTTGCGCGTTAAGTCAACATTCAACGGCAAGAACAACAAGGGGCTCCTGCTCCCCATCCTGTTTAGTGCTGGTGTTGACGGGACGAAGCCGGCCATCATTCGAGTTGTCCTAAACCCTACTCTTGGAGGGTCTCCTTCTTATGCGGATATCAACGCCTCGCAATCGTTTACTGAGAAAGATACCGCTGGAACAACGGTGACTGGAGGAACCGCCCTAATAGTCAGATCCGTGGCAAAGGATCGAGGTTTCTCCCTGAATCTGAATGAACTCAATGCGAGGGTGTTTCCGGGCGATGTTGTTTCCTTTGCCGCAAGAGCCACCGCTGCGACTACGGACGCAACGTTAAGTTTGCTCTGGATTGAGGACCAATGATGCGGCAGACTGGCGTCGATGAATTCGTCGCGCCGTATCAATATTCGTGGTCAAGTAGATGGGCATTCAGCCTGGGGTCGTGTTACCCAGATGGCCGTTTCCAATCTCGAGTTTCTCGGGCTCCATGTAGATCTTCGCCCAACGGTGTCTTCTGCCTGGGATGATCCTGCTATTCCGGAATCGATAAAACGATGCTTTGTCCGCAGGCCTGGAGCAGAGCAATGGGAGCTTTTGTTTCATCCGCCAACCACTGACCCATTGAGCGAATCCAGGGGCAAGAAGATTGCCTGGTTCACGATGTGGGAGACCAACGGGTTGGCTAGCACCTATGTTGATGAGCTAAACAAAGCAGAGCTGGTCATTGTGCCGTCGCATTGGAATGCCTCCGTCTTTTCAGCAGCCGGCGTGAAAAGCAAGATTGCCGTTCTGCCTCTCGGGATCAATACGGACACATTCTCTTTCAAGCCAATGGCGATTGATGGGCCTTTTGTCGTAAAGGCAGCCGGCCAGCGCGAAGTTGGCGGGCTCAGGAAGATGTTGCCCGAGCTGATCGAAACATGGATTGCCGCATTTCCGGACACCCCTGACGTTGAGTTGCATGTCAAGATCAGCCCGAGGTGCGATCTGGATGAAACCTGGGGCGACACGCGGATAGCAGTGAGGCGTGAGAACATGAGTGACTCAGGGATTGCCGATTGGCTGGCTAGTGGGCACATCTTTTTCTCGATGTCCAGGGGTGAGGGGTGGGGGTTGTGGCAGCAGCAAGCGATGGCTATTGGCCGACCATGTTGTTGCCCTGTATTCACCTCCCTCCAGATGTTCATGGATCGAAACAATGCGTTCCCACTGGACTTTTCGTTTGTTCCAGCGCAGGGTATCTACGAAGGGTCCGGGACATGGTTGGAGCCAGATCGTGATTCAGCGATAAAGCAGCTCCGGTGGACTTACAGTAATCGCGATATCGTTAGGCATCGAGGGTTACTGGCTGCCGAATCTGCATCACGTTTCACGGAGCTTCAATTTGCGGAAGGCCTTGTGAACATTTTAATCGAACACGGGATAATAGATGCCTAGCCCAACGACACCTGATGAGTTTTGCTCACTGACGCCGACACCGGGGACAGACCGATGTGAAGCGCTGCGGCGAGTTCTGTTTCAACAGCCACAGCTGATATGCGATTTCCTGAACTACATGCTGAATGCGGATGGGTCCTTGTCGCAGGCCTTCCGTAATGAGGTCTTCCAGCTCCCGCCCGGCATTGTTCAGGCCTATGCTGGCGCAGACATTCCTGATGGCTGGCTATGGTGCAACGGGCAGGAGGTCAGCAGAACTACCTATGCGAACCTCTTTGCCAAGCTGGGGACTGTTTACGGCGCCGGGGATTCATCCACAACTTTCAACCTTCCAGACCTTCAGGGCAAAAGCATTTTCGGGCTGAGCGGCACTGATGTCGATTTCGTCCTTGCTGGAACAGGGGGGGCCAAAGCCGTAACACTGACGGAAGCTCAGATCCCAGCCCATAATCACACGTTTGGCGTTGAGGATGATGGGCTCACTACAGATGGCGAGGTTGGCAGGCTTCGTGTGGGCGGTGGCGAAGAGGTTGACTGGCAGTTCAACAATGTGGCAGCTGCTTTGGGTGAGACAAGAGACACTGGAGGAGGCGGGTCACATGACAACATGCCTCCGTATGCTGCCATGAGATATCTGATTAAAACCTGATGCCCAACCCGTTCAAAAGCGTTAAGCTCAGGTCGTTTGCTGGAATCTTTGACACCAGATCCCAGCCCGATGAAACGAAGGCCGACGGGTTTAGGCTTGTCCTGAATTCATCTATTCGTGGCAGAAATAAGCGGTGTCGCCGGGGAGGATGGAGGCGATTATTTTCAGGGGTCAACGATCCTTACAACAATTCAGATTTGCACGACCAGCTAACAGGTCTGCAGCTTTACTACGATGAGTTTTCCATTCCCATATCGATCGACGGGACACAGACAGGGGTTCAATATCCGTTTTTCTTTCCGTCTTCAATTACTCCAGAGACACAGACAAACATCCCCTACGGAATTGAGTGCGGGTTTGCCCCTGATTTTTTTGGTGTCTACAATTTCAGGTCATTCGTTGACGGCGAGTTTACGATTTGCGAACCATACTTTGAAGGGCATCCTTACACCCTGCAGCCAGCTTTTTTTGACACCCTGCTTGGCGCCTATGACCCGCCGTGCACGACTGGATACCCGGATTACTGGCAGACATCCTACTTCGAGCTAAAGCTGGTTCAAATCGACCCAGGCGAAACAGTTGTCGGCTATGGCTACGGGGATCCGATCCCTGTTTACTCGACTGACCTTCGATACACCTATACTTATTGCGGCGATGAGCTCAAGACTAGGAGCGGGTGTCTCGAGGCTATCACCCTGCTGAACCATGCCACTAGCTCAGAGGGGGCCAGAATGCTTGTGGCTGGAACGAAGAGCAGACTGTATGCACTCAATGAAGACACTGGCAACTGGAAGATCCTGGCCGATGGTCTTGGCGGGGTTGTGGATGAAGACGAGGATTGCAACAACTGCTCTCAAACGAAGTTCATGTCTGCTGTCCATGAGAATTCAGTGATCTTCACGAACGGCTTCAACCCTCCACTTTATTGGAACATGCTGTCTCAGCCTCAGGGGTGTGATCTTTGGGCTGCCGTTGAGATAGACGATCTCGACACTCTCAACATTACGGCGGCAAGTGTCGTTGGCGAGTGGAAGGGGTTCATCTTTTTTGGCGATGTTGTTCAGGACGGTATTCGCCACCGAGATCGGATTGTTTGGTCTGACTTCAATGACCCGACAAGTTATGTCCCGTCTGATGATTCGCTAGCAGGGTTTCAAGATCTAGGCATAGGCGAGACAATCTTGAGGATTGAGGGCCTGAATGACTTCATGTTCATCTACACGGATCTCTCGATATATCGCGTTGCCCTGACAGCTGGTTCGCAGGACACAGACCCAGTGTTTTTCATTGAGCAGATTTACAAGGGTGAGGACTCACTCAAATACAAGTGGAGCTTGGTCAATACAGGTGACGCTCATTACTATTGGTCTGAGGATCGCTTACTTCAGTTCACGTCTTTTGACAAGCGCCCCAGGGAAATTGATTGGCAGCGAATGGTCAGCAATGTGGTATTCGATGGCATTGAGCGCGATGATATTTCGTTCGGCCCGCTGAATCAGGATGCTTGCCAGCATTTTGTGGGAGGGTGGAATCCGCAATTCAAGGAGCTTTGGTTTTCATGGCCAACCGATGAAAACGTTTGTCCTAACATGAGCTTGGTTTTCAACCTGACTAACGCTCAGCTTGGTGCGGATTTAGTTGACCATGGTTTCACCGCATTCCATTGGCTAAGCGGCAGGAAGGCTCAGACCATTGCCGCCTTTCTAGAGGAGTTAGAGATTTGCACTCGTGAAGCACTGAGCGCTGATGCCGTCAAGGAAGGGCCATCGAACCCGGCAACCAGCGAGCCCTTTACTGATCCACCGACTTACATCCTAAATGCGACAGAGGACCCCGATCTGCCAGCCGACCCTGATTCAGTGTGCTCAAGAATTGGTGCTGTTTCTGAGTCGGAACTATGCGGTGAATGCGAATCGTCCGATAGGTTTGTGATGGCGAGCGCTACTGACTTCGCACTCAAGGAATACACTGATGACAATTTCAATCGAGAGCGCATTACGGGAGGTTCTGATTATGTTTTGGATGGCTACACGACTGTTCTTGAATCCGGGGCAGATGACTTCAAGACCGATCTCGAGAAAACCATCTCTGATTTTTCAGTGAACTTCACGGCGCCAGTTCAGACTATACCATCAACTCTCGAGTTGTTCATTGGGTTTGGGTCTCAGCCTGGTTGCGGGCGATTCAAAAAGGAAAGAGTTATCGACAGAGACGGTAACGTCCTTGAAGGGATGCCTATTGGCTGTCGATCTCTGACTACCGGTGATGAGCATGATGCCGCAGGGAGCCGGGCTGATGAACAAGCTAAGTGGTTTCCTCATCGTGCAGGGATCTTTCTTCAATGGCGACTCAGGATCCAAGGAACTGGTGGGTCAATTTGCTTCTCAAGCGCTTACGCAATGATAGGGAGGTGTGAGGAACCGTAATGCCAGCTCCAGTCCAGGTTAGAAGGTTGGTAAGAGTTCAGGCTCGGGTTCGAGACGCTCAGTTTCCCCTCCCTCCTGCGCTACCTGATGCAATGGTTCGCAGGTTCCCAGAGCTGGGTGACTGGAATAGGGATTTCCTGGTTTGGGCGGAGAGAGTTCAAGGGCTTTTCGAAGTCAAAGATCCTGAAAGAGATGTGAGCTAATGAATTACAGGGCTGCAGTTCTCGAAGACGTTGAAGAGCTGATGCCCATCATGATGGACGGGGCGGCCAAGGTTGGCGAGCCATCATACCAGGTAAGGTTTGACCCCCAGGATGTTCGCTCTGTTTTAGAGAACACCATTATTAACGGCGTCGTGATACGTGGCGACGCAAGTGTAGCTGGGGCTGTTCTTTTTCCATTCCTTTGGAACACTGATTTTCTGGATGGTCACATCCTCTTCTGGCATTTCATGAGCAACAAAGAGATCATGATACTGGATCACATGGTTGCATTGCTGAGGGGCTTGGGCTGCCATCGAGTCCATGCCACATCTCATTTTCCAGAAAACACTATACTAAAACGCTATCAGGGTTTAGGATTTAGTCCGAGAGAAGTTATCTCGACAGTGAACCTTTAACTAGAAAGGCGAATATGCCCAAACCAGGAATTGGTGGAACAAATACAAATCGGACGAAGACAGTAGACCGGCCTACTAAAGCTGATATCATGAAGGCTCCCAAGAGGCCTGCGCGAACCGACAGCGCTGTTATGGCGATGTTGGCGCAGGGTGCCCCAGTGAATCGGTCTCACTTCATCGACAAGTAATCTCAGACTGCTCTTAGCATGGGTGCTCTAGGTGGAATCGGTGCGGCATTGGGCGCTGCTGGCAGTATTGCCAGTGCGTTTGATGATGGTGGCGATGTGCGCCTGAAGTCCATTGTCCGAAACCCGGAAGTTGACCGGCTCATTCGGCGCCAAATTGGAACAACCGATGAGACGCTAAATCTCCAGGAAAGCAATCTTGCTGATTTCGGCCGGCGCTTCCGGGAGCAGACTCCTGATGTCGAGCGATTCACTCGCGAAGGTGTCAGGACGATAGAGGACTTGTTTGGCGGCCAGACTGAACAGCAGCTACGTGGTCTAAGGGAGCGCAGGCGCGGAGCCAGAGAGAGCGCCACCCAGCGTGCCTTAGACAGGATCCGTCAATCCAATCAGCGTCTACGTGCAAGGCGTGGGCTTCCGGGAGGTGATTCCTTTCTGGATCTACAGTTTGGTAGGCTATCCAGGGATGCTGAGATTGACGCTGCGCTAGAAGACACCGCTCAAGAGCGGGCTGATTTCGGTTTCATTCTTCAGCAGCAGCTAGCCAATCAGCTCACGCGTCAGCAGCTGCTTGACACCTTGCTTAACCGCAGCGTTCAGCCGACGCTGACGAGAGGGCAGGTTCAAGGGAGCACGATCGGCACCCTCAGGCAGCTTTCTGAGGCTGACCGAGCTAACCGCATTGAAGGGCTTCAGCAAGATCCGTCGCTGCTTGGCCAGATTGCTGGCGCGGCGCAAGGTTTAGGCGGAGGCTTGCTCAACTTTGGTGCCGTCCGAGCCGTTGGTGGTGGGGGCGGCCTCTTTGGAACCAGGCGAAGCTAATGGCAACTTTTGGGGACAGCTTTGATTCTCTGGCACGACAAGCTGAGGATCGCAGGAGAACATCTGCAGCGCAGCTCGAGGGTGCACTGAACAGGTTCGTAACGGTTGGGCTCCAGGGTCGGCGTGAGGCTGCAGAGGAGAAGCGTTTAGAAGCGCTTGATCGCAGGTCAGAAGATCAGGCGAAGAGTGAGCGCAACAAGTTCGAGATTCAGCGCCGTGATAGGTTATTCTCTGATGTCTTTAACGCTGCGAGGCAAGGCCAGCTTGGAGAGCAGGAGCTCGCTCCTTTTCTTGGTCAGTTCGATCCACAACAGCAGCAGGCCTTGTCAGCCGCACAGCAGGCTGCCAGGGCTCAGAGAGTTCAGGCCGCTCAGGAGCAGGCCGCTGTTGCGACGGCGCTCAACCAGGCGCTGATCGAACCTTTCGAGCAAAATGTGTCTACTGCCCGCCGCGAATTACTTAACGCCGCACAGCCAGCAGAGGAAAGAGGGTTTTTTCAAAATGTTTTTGCTCCCTTTCTACCGAAGTCGGTAGAAGATCGGTTGGGTTTTCCTCCCACTGAAGCTGACTTGAGCGAGCAAAGGCAAGCTCTGAGGCAGCAGGCTTTGCTAGCATCTGATGAGTTGCGAGGAGCTCAGCGGCAGGCTGCGATTGATGTCCTTACTGACCCAAGGCTTTCCAGGCAGGTCGTGCCTCAACAGGGTCAGTTCGTTGCCAGGTCTGAAGCTGGCCGAACCCCGTTGAATATCGACACAAGACAGGAGTTCTTACCTGAACTACCAGAAGGCGTAGCGGCAACCCCTGTTCCTAGTCTTCCATTTGCCTCGCCCATCGTGCAGGGCGCACAGGGTGGAATACCAGCGCGTGCGGCCTTTCCTCGGGGTCGCCCGCCATCTACTGGCGAAACGTCCCCCACTGGCTTGGCTGGGCTATTTGTGAACACTCAGGCATCTCGCCCGCCAGAGCTAGACACCTCCCCATTCTTCGACACCAGTGGAGCTGCTGTCACGTTCGAGGTTGACGGATTGGCTGAGCCTCTTCAACGCTCTGATGTCGCTTTCTTCGACAGGGCGCAAACTCAGATTGCCGCAGAGCTAGTGGGTCGTGGAGTTCCTGTTGAGGATGCCATTGCTCAGGCTGCCGAGACTGCGAGATCCCGGCTCGCAAACATAATCAGGGTTGAGAAGGAAAACGGGACTCGATGAAATGGCAACTCCATTTGCTACGATTAACTCAGATGATCCGACCGCAAACCGTGATGCGGATCCATCCCTAGATAGCATCCCGCCTAATGCCCTGCGCCAGGTTCGAGAGGCGCTTTCAGCTACACCTGCTGAAGAGAGATTCAAACAAGCCTTCACTGGCTTTCTCGAGACCGACGAGGGGAAACAGTTTGGGCAAGACATGCGTCGCGCCAGGCTTGAGGGTGAACGCAAACGCCTGAACCAACCGTCCGATTCATTTAAGACGCTCACTACTCAAGCAATGCTGGGCGCTGAGGCTGCGGCGCCGTTAGCAGTTAAAGCCTTTGGTGGAGGCGAGACACTGCTAGGCAATGTCATCGGCAGCGAGGCTTTAAAGGAACATGGCCGCCGATTGTCTCGCGGAAGTGATCTCCAATTAGCAGAGCTTGCCGAGGCTTCGGAAGGAATCAACTCTGGCCCAGCTGGGCGCATTGCAAAAGAAGGAGCGACTGCCGCGCTGTTGAGTGCACCGTCTATCCCAGCTGCGGCCGTTGGCGGCATGGCTGGAGCCGTTGGGTTTTCCGCGCTGCTCTCAGGTGGTCTCAGCTTCGAGGAGTCGAAGGATTATTTCCTTGAGCAAGGCTTGTCGCAAGACAGAGCTGAGCGCATGGCTGTGCTCCCAGGTATTGTAGGCGGCTTAGCGACAGGACTAACGACCAGGCTGTTTGGAGCGACTGGTGTTGAGCGACTCACTCGCCCTATCGGCAAACCTGCTTTCCAGTCGGCGTTCCGCAATATCGTCAATCAGGCTGGGCTGGAAGGGATTGAGGAGGCGACAGACGAATTTCTGCAGTGGGTAAACCAGAAGGCATTGGTCAACCCTGATCTCACGGCGGATGATCTGGCTGTCCAGATGGCATTTGCTATGGGCCTTGGGGCTGGACTAGGTGGAGCTGTCGAGACCCCTATTCAAATTGCACAACGAATCAAGGGTCGCCCCGAGCAAATTGACGAGACGATTGAGCAGTTCCGGCAGCAATTCGGTGACGATGTTTTTGGGCCTAACGGTGCTGGCGCCCCAGCTTTCATTCGTGCGCCTAGTGATCCATTAGTTGATGATGACCTAACGAGACGGGAAGTTGCCCGTGGTGTCAGGGCAAGGCGACGAGCTCAACGAGAGGCAACTGCCGGGACGGAAGTAAGTCAACCCGAACCACAAGACAGGCGGGCTACTAGGTTGCTACCACCTCCAACCTCTGTTCCTGCGTCCGAAGCACCCACGGAAGCACATGTTGAAGAGATTGTTGAACGCGAAGAGGACCTCAGATCCCAGCCGGCTCCGCCGCTACCGTCTGATGTTGATTCAGAACCTCCGACACAGGAGGGAACGCAGGGAAAAGCGGCAGCGGCCGTAGCTGAGCCAGTCGTCAATGATACTGACTTTGGGAAACTTCAGGAGCTAGCGAACTCGCCCCAAGCAATAGCGGCCAGAATCCAATCCAGTTCAAAGCCGGCGCCGGCTGACCCGAATGAAGTGATCAGCCTCCCGAACAATCGACCTGGTCAACAAACCGTCATGGTTATGAACCCTCAGACCGGTGAAGTGGTTCAGGCCAGGTTCGAGGGGTATGAAGATAACACGGCTCGGGGAGAGGAAGGGATCAGGATAGCTGAGGCTCTTGCTCCGCAGGGTTTTGACCCCACCGAGGCATTGGTCAGCGTGACCACGCCATTGCCTAGCTTAGTGGTTGACGGCACATGGGCGGAGAATACGCCCGGCAACACGCTTGGGGCAAAGCAGCTCGAGCTTCATGGCTACAGTGTCATTGGCTTGCCGACAGTTGATGAATGGCAAACCAACCTCAAGAAGCCAGCTAAGCCTCAACCGTCAAAGGTTGCCCCTGCCCCTCAGGGTCTCGAAGAGATAACCAAGGAGAACGTTGCGAGCATAGCCGAGGAAGTGGCTACTCCTGGCAGGGCTTCAGAAGGCAGGACGCTGACAGGACAGGCAAGAAACCTTGGGCTCCGGGTTAAAACCAGGGACGACTTGGCTGCCATTACTTCTGCTAGAGCTTCTGTTCGAAACCGGATTCAAGTTGCTCGAACCAAGAAAGACACAGACACAGTCGTTGAGCTGACCCCTCAGCTTCAGTTCTTCCGTGAGGCGATTGAAGCAGCTACGAACACAGGAAGCGGAGGGTTGCAGAATCAGCGTGAGGGCAGCCAGGGTGCATTAACTCAAGAGGATCTGGAGGCCGTAGATATTCCTGCGCCTGCAGCTCCACCGGCTCCCCAACCAGTGGAGGGTGTAGCCCAGCAAGTTCCTGATCATGTGGCTGACTTGCTTCCCCCAGCCAAGGAGGGTTTTGAATTCAGGATTAGAAGCACGAAGTCATTTTCTCCGAACAGCAGCGAATACAAGAATCTGCCTCGGCGCCACCAGAATAGAGCGACGGTCAGAGATGCAACCCACGTTGATGTCGGCGATGTCTTGATTGATGGGGAGACCGGGGATCCTGTTGCAACGTGGATGGCGGTGCAGACTACCAAGGGGGTTCGATCGGTTGTGCTCAGAGCAAAGGAGAAGACTAGCTCAAAGCTGAAGTCCGTTGCTCGCATCCCTCTGCAGCCCCTCATCGAGGCTGGCTTGGTTGAAGAGTGGATTCCTGCCGCAACAACCAAGGGGTTCTACCTGTCCAACAAGATTCTTAATGACGTATCTCAGTTCGTTCCAGTTGATGCCAGAGAAAAGGATATTTTGCTGCCGGGCTCCGAACTCAAGCAGGCAGGCAAAGGCAAGCGAGGTTTCGGTCTTCTCGGGCAGGATGCAAGGCTTGTGTCGTTAAACGAAGCTGCTGCTTCAGGAAGCTTTGCTGCAGCTGCTGCGCCTACCACGGTGGCAGAGGATGAGCAAGAGGCTACCACGCAGCTGTCGGAGCAGGGTTTTGGCGCCGAGCCTGCAGAAGTAGAGTCCCCAGGGTTCACAAATGCTGAGGCGCGGAGCGATGCCCGTATAGCCACAAGCTTTGTCCAGCGGTTCGAGCAGATAGATCCAGAGCTTGCGGATGCACTAACTGATCACGACCCTGAAGATGATGCCTTCTGGGTTGAGGCAAGGGAGAAGATCGTTGAATTACTAACGCCCATTGCACCTGGCGAGGATGTTCAGGGTGCAATAGCTGACGCCATAGAGGCGATCAGGGATACGCTGCGGGTTGATCCCAATGCGTTGGCTTCTTTGCGCGGGACAGAGGTTGTTCAGCTCAGCTCCGTTGACCCGGCCTTACTGAACCAACCGGCAACTGGAAGGGATCAGATCCTTGAACTAGTATCCGCGCCTAATAACGGGCTATCAGGTTCTGCCAGGGAAACAGCTATCAGCTTCCTGGAGCACATGAACCCGAAATATCTTGAGGGCCTGACGTTCGTTATTCAGCCCGGCAGGCAAACCGTTGTTGGTTCATCTGTTGAATTCGGCGGGACATTTGTTGATGCCCTTAGATTGATCAAGGTTTCCGCTGGCTCCAGTTCCGCAACGGGCGTTGCCGAGGAGTTTGCTCATGCTGCCGCGACCTTCTTGCCGCGATCATTTCGCGCAGAGGTTTCTGGGTTCAGGGCTAGGGAGATCGAGACGCTCAGAGCTTCACCTGAGGCAAACCAAAGAACCAAAGACTTTCTTGCTGAGCTGGATCGGAATGGTGGCGAGATCACGTCAGCTCAATTCGCCAGGTTGCCGAATGCAGCGGAGCTAGCGAATCTCTACCCGTTGATCAACGATGATGAGTTCGTAGCCCATCACCTTACTGAGGCTGCAGCGAAAGCCAGGAGCGGCCCAACGATGTCTGGCATCATTGACTGGCTGAAGAATTTCTTCGATCAATTCGTGTTGGCGCTCAAGCAGGTTTTCAGATCTGTTGACCGGTCTCGAGATGCCTTCTTCGACTCCGTCTTGTCAAAGCTGCGTAATGGTGAATTCGATGTCAGTGCCAGAGGGGGCGCCCTAAGCGAAATCAACAAGCGGGCACCGATTGCCAACTTAGCATTAACTAAGCAGCAGGTTCTGCAGGAGTTCAGCTTTGCCCTGGCCCCGGCGCGACGGTCGCTTGGGACAATCTTCGCAACGACTAATGCCACGCTTTCGGATGCGTTCACTCGGGTAGTGGACGACATGCGAAATGACGGCTTCGAAGTGACTGAGGCTGTGCAACGAGATATCGGGCTAGCTAATCTACACGAGACCAACGAAGCGATTCGCGCTACGTTCAACGTGGATCCTCAAACCTACCAGACTGCAATTCGGGACCTGCCGCCTGCGTTGGCTGAAGTCCTGAAGAACAACATGCTGTCCGGGATCAGGTTCTATGAGCACAAGCATGACAGGCTGGTGCACAAGAGGAACACCCTTGCCGAAAGACTGACCTCGCCAAAGTTTGCCGAACTGGTAGAGCAAGCTATCACAGCGCGTCAAACCATCTTCGACCAGGAGGCGCTCAGCTTATCCCTGCGGACTCAGATTGACACAGGGATTGCGGCTGCAATTAACGCTGCCAAAAAGGATGGCGCAAGCGAGTCACAGGTTGAGCAAGCGCTATTGGAGCGTCGATTCTGGGAGCATGCTGCTGAAGTTTCTGGTGGCATAGCCCAGAAGGTGGAGCTGATGACCGAAGCTATGGAGGGTGACAACCAGGGGGCTGCCATGCTGATGTCACCGGATACATTTGAGGCAGGGGATATTGCTTCCGTGATTCAGCGTGTTGCACCTAGGCTACTTGAAGGTGGCGATCGAAAGGTGATCACGGATGTTGCCTTGCTTTGGCTAGCTAGGAACACGAAGCACAGGGCTGAGCTACTGGCCCAGAACTATGCCACTAGTGACAATATTGTCGCAGCGGCAGGCGGACTTGCCACGCGCTTGGCTGCCAGTCTGAGAGCCGGCGACATGGCCGAGGTCAATCGTCTTATCAACTTCTCTGGGCGGGTGCAGAGTGACCTTGATCGGGCTGCCCATCTCTATCGGACAGCCAACCGCAGGATCAGGCGGGCAATCAATCGGTTTAACGTCTTGAACACCGGAGTTGAGTTCACCACCAGGCTGACCACTGATCCAGAGTGGCTGGCTTTCAGGCAGCTAGTTGCCAGGGATACCGGAGAGATCTTTGTCCCGTCCGCATGGGAGAAGATCGGGCTACCCCAGCACGGTGCCAGCATTATCATTCCGACTCCGGCCGGCGAGACATACCGGGTTGATTTTGATTCCGACACTGAGAGATGGAACGCTGCCCAGGTCTCCGCCAACGAGGCCTTGAACAAGATCGGTGAGTGGCTCGCTAACGCTGACAACCTTCAGAAGCCTGAGCGCAAGTTCTGGCAAGCATGGTTTGACTTCGCGTCATTCATGACAAGGTCATCCATGGCCACTGATTTCGGTCGCAATTACGTGTTCAACCTTGGTGGGGTCGCATCCATGGTAAACAATACCCTTCAGATTTGGGAAGGGCTTGTCCGGCAGATTGGCGTCAGGGCTGTCCAGCCAGCAAAGGTGGCAATGCAGACGTGGGTTGACAGCCACATCAAGTTCGGTCAATGGCAGGCTAATGCGGCTCCGAAGATTATAGTGGCGTTATTCCGAGCCTCTCGCTCGCATGCTTTGGATCTCGAGACTGACCCCAGGGAATTCAGGGATGTAAGAGACCCTAATGCGGTCGAGCTTGTTGCTGATTGGTATGAGCGTATCGGTCGGGAACTCTTTGCGCGAAGCCAGACCCAGGGCGTAACCTTCGCTGCCGGGGATGTGCTACCGGATTCAGGCCTCACTGTCACCAGGGAGGACATTGCAGCACTGGAAATCCAGGCCCGGAGCACGGATGAGGCGCACCGCATTGATACCAGAGCGAACAAGACCTTCCTTGTGGATTCGCTGGTTGAGAGCGAATGGATTCCAGGTGTTACGATCAGACGCAAACCCCTGAGGATTGGAGAGCGATTGCTCTTCCGTAGGTTTAACCCTACTGCCTTGGAGTTCTCCAGGATCTACAAGAAGCTTCACGATGCGAAGGACTCAACGAAGATTGATGACTTGCTCAATGCTCACTTCGGGGAGTTCGTGCTGCCGTTCTTGACTGATCGCTCTTCTGATTATTCGGAGCGCACCGGGTTAGATGAGATCTATCTTGAGGCAGCAGAGCAAATACGCAGGGGCGAGATTGTGTCCATGGCTGAACTGGATTCGTTTATCAATGAGCGAACCACTGGAGACCCAGACTTTGGTGGTGCCACCAATTTCAGACGCGAGATCCGCAACATGGTGCTCAGGGTTGAAAAGTTTGCGGCTCGCCCACTTGAGCCTGATAGCAACAAGGTGGACGCAAAGCTCATGGAGAGCGCCAACAGCTTCACTAAGGGGCGAGGGCGCAGGCTGGGGCACTACTGGTTCTACAACTATGGGTTCCGTGGGACAGCCGACATCGCTAACTTCAGACTGAATGGATCCAGCAGGTTCTTTGATGAGATTGTCAACTCAGCTAGATCTGTTGCGGATGCCCTGAAGGCAGAGCAGGCTTCGCGGAGCGCTGCACTTAATGAAGGCCGGAACCAACCTACTGGAGAGCGAGTAAACGAAGCTACAGCCCGTCTCAGGCAGAGAAAGCTGGAGCGTCAGAGGCTTGCGGCAGGCGATGACACTGTTGAATACGACAAGCTTCAGTCAGATATCCAGAGCATAGAGAGATTCCTGATTGACCTAGAGGCTAACTTCCGTCCGGGCGGCCGAATGGCGGAAGATGAAACCGTCTTCCTCAACAGGCTCTCTGGTGTGATGATCGGGCAAGTGCTGACTGGCGTTCCGACCATGATCAGAAACGCCTTTCAGGGAGGGCTATTCTATACTGGTCAGCGCATGTCAAGACTGACCAATGCTACTCTCCGGTCTTACGGGTGGGCATTAGGGAGCATCACGAAAAGCATGGTGACTGGGCTGGGCGGCCTTGCTGTTGACCTCCCGGCAGCAGCAGCTAAGTCGCTTGTCCGTATTCCGGAATCAGCTGGGATATTATGGGAAGGGGTTCAGAACGTGGGAAGCGCAGCCATGCGCGGGCGTGCGAGCAAGGCATGGAAAGAGTTTGTTCGATCTGCTTTGCTAGCTGAGTCCAGCTTACTTGCCAGGTCGATAGAGGATCTTTCGAACGCCAACTTTCAGAGGTCCAATGTCTTCCGCGAGTTGAGAGAGCGCGGCTTTGATATGCCGATGGCTCACAAGGATCACATGGATTCAATGGCTGAGAGCTTGTCAACGTGGGGGCAGATCTCCGCTGAGGGTATTGAGGACAGGTCTCGCCCTATCGCCAATTTCGTCAGCAAGACAGGCAAGGGCTTCCTGGCGTTTGTTGATTTCCATGCTCACCTCTTGTTGAGGCCTTTCTTCCCACGGGTCGGTGACTTGGTTGCTAATGTTTCAGCGGCGAACACAGCAATTTCTGGTGCCAACTTCCTTGAGGCTCACCTAAGGAAGCGGTTCTTGAACAACCTGAGGCGCGGCATGCCAAACCGTATAACCGATCTCAAACCTTCAGACGTTGTCCCGTCTTGGTTTGGTGGTGACATCGACAAGACCTCGATGAATGAGATTGTTGACTGGTTTGGGAAGGCCGGCATAGATCTCAAAGGCTCGATCAATAACTACTATGCTCGGCTTGAGGCAACCCCTGTTGCAGACCGGAAGTCAGTGCCGTGGCTTACGCGGCAGGAGAAGGTGTCATTGGCATTGATCACAATGGAAGAGGTCAATGTGGCGACGCCAGCCAATCGCCCGCAGGTTAGTCGGCGCAGCGCGTTCAACCGTATCGCATTTGCTCTGATGGGATGGAACCTCAATACGTTGTCACGACAGTTGAGCGCTTGGGGTGGTGCAGTGGAAAGGAATTCAGCGGCTGCCAAGGTTCTCGTGCCGGCCTCAGTAGGGGCATTCTTTCTGTCATCACTTGTCACCAGCGCTCTGACGAATGAGGGCACCGAGGAGTTGATCCGCATGTGGTATTCCTTGATTGGTCAAGAGCGATCTACTCGACAGCCATGGGAGCGAGAGGGCACTGAGAGTATTGCCAAGGGGTTCTTGATCGATGCCTTCTCGGCTATTCCTTTTGTTGCTACGGCGGTCAACGTTGCCTTGAATGATCTACCGACCCGGAGGGCGTTCGACCCCACGATTCTAGCGCAGAATCAAGCAGTTGCTTTAGCTGACTACGTTGGTGGTGTCGTGAATACCGGTGACATCTCATTTGGTGCCGGGCGATTGGTGCGGTCTATCAACCCGTTGGTTGGGCAGCTTTTACTGAACAACCTACCTGAGACAAAGGGTGTCATGGAGGCAGGCAATGCATCGCGGCTTCTTGTTCGTTACGGCCCTTTTGATTTACTCAAGCCACCGTCTGGAATCACGCGGGTTGGTGCGGTCTCAACGCCTTTGTCCCCCTATGGAAACCGCATGATCAATCATGCGATGCTTGGGGAGTTTGATGAACTCGAGAAGGTATTTAAAGAAGCACTAACGGTTGCCGAAAGTCTTGGGCGTGCGAACCCTGAGCAGTCAGTGAGGCAGCTTTACTCCACGCGCAACCCTTACACCCGTGCTTTCAAGGGAAAGATCAGTGCTGCCCAACGCGAAGCCACATTGGCCAGAATGCGACCAGATGAACGGGAGAAGATTCTTCGCACTGAGGAGTTATTGAAGCGCGGCGGTGAAGTCATCGGAGTTAGCCTCACGTTTGCAACTGGCGCTGGGGAGCAGGTCAGGCAATTGGGGGGTGGATTAGTCCAGGTAAGATTTGCCAGAGGCGGCAGGGAGTTTGGCCGGCTAAGGGGTTCGCGGTCTCGAAGGTTCGTCAGGGATTTATGAAATATGCTGCGTGTGTAGGTTCGGCTGGGTTCACCCACTTCACTGAACTCAATGTCTATTTCCTCAGAGCTGTCTTTGGCAACGACCTTCCTGTAACGATTCGTGACGATCGATCCCCTGAGACAACGTTAGCTAAAGCCGTTGCAGCTAAGCACCAGTGCTATTTCCACACCAACGAGACTCCGGTTGGTCACTTCCAGGGGGACATGCAATGCTACCTAGACTCTCTGGCCTTGGCTAAGGCTGTGGGCGCAGACGTGGCAATTAAGGTCTCGCAGCGCTTCATGATCATCCACCCTAAGGTCAAGGAGATCGTGGAGCAGCGGTTTGCCGCCAACCCCAATCTTGCTGCCATCTTTCCGAACCGTCCTGACCCCAGGCTAATCCACCGTGGGCACACGAAGTTCGCTAGGTTCGCCATGCTGACGGACGTGGCGTTCATGAAGGTGTCAGTGATAACGGCTGAGTGGCTGAAGGCTGCCTACGAGAAGCAGATATCGGAGGCCAAGCAATATCACGACCAGTTTGTTGAAGTGTTCTGGGACTCCATTCGCAACACAGCCTTGCAAAACAGGATCCACCTTGCCCCAGAGATCACTGATCATTCAGGACGCCACCCACATTATTTCTTGCGCAGGTATCAGAACCTGCCGGCAGAGTATCTGTCAGCGGCGGAGAGGTTTGGGGTTCCGGATGCCAGGCATAAGCCTTGGTCTCTTGGTGAACGGGCCTCACTTACGAAGGGGTATGACCCTCGGCCAAGGTTTTAGCTGCCTTGGTATTGCCAGCCCTGTCCTTGAAGCAAGCAACGCAGAGCATTTTGGGGATAACGTTGCGGTGATAGTTGGCGTCGTCGTAACCAGTCATCAACTTCCTTTCGTGCCCGCAATGTTCGCAGACAAGTATTGCGGTAAAATCATTGCGATATTGTGTAAGTATTTTGTCTATCCTCATAAACTTCCTTCAGCACGTGGTTCCTAGCAGCGATGCAAAATCTAATGTAAGCATGATCTAGGCTCAAAGCCTCAACTAAGCAGTGAGCCTCACAGTTGTTTAACGTGTCATGATATCTGAACCTATATGTGATCATGGGAGTTAATGCCGGTCTCTCCCGGCTGTCACGGCTACCAGCACTATCGCTGCCGTTGCTGTCAATACGTCGCTGGCCAACGCTACTACCTAGTCGCCTCAGCAGTAGCTCTTTCGGT